CCTTGTAAAATGCCGTTTCTCACAGCATAAAATTTATTAACGCTTTTTTGCGGCTCGACGAGCCATTTCGTTTACAGTCTTTGGCTTTGGGGGCTTTTTGCCTTTTAAGATTTGACTGACTTTGCGTGGGCTTGGCATAAGTTATTTCCTTTTTTTGACAATTCGACGTGCAGTAGCACGTACTGATCGAGGATGATGTGCTCTAAATTTAGCCATCATTTTTTCTTTCTAAGTTGGCGGCGAACTGCAACTTTAATTGGACTTGTTGCCCTATCTGATCTACGTGCCATGATTATCTCCTTGTGTTTAGTGTATTATTTATTGTTCAAGTTGTCAATGTTTAATTTACCCAAACTTTCTAGGTAGATGATTAACTTTTGTTGCTCATCTGACGACATATCTTGATAAAGATCAATGATAGTGGCTCTGCGTTCTTTATCCGAATTAGTATTTCCTCTATTTTCATTCAGACGCCTGCATCGGATACGTAGATTTCCTGGAACATCCTTGCCGCCGAGACTTTTTGGAACAATATGGTCTAGATTAGGAACATGCAGATAATCTGAGGTAATCAAATTTTTGCCCTTGCCCCAATCGTAATAATATTCATTTACTCCGTCAGTCCATTTTATTGAATTCTCTTTATGATCTTCAATAAATTGATCTGCTTGCTCTCTAGTCCATTTATATTCTTTTGCGTAATAACCGTAGACTGCTAGTTTAAAAAGAATAAACGGGTCGTCATGGTTATCACATACATAGTCATAAAGCTCGCCTGTAAAATAGGTACCTTCTTCACGCCCAGTAAAGAGGGACCTATTAGTTATAGCCTTGTTGATATCAATGTGGTTCATGGCTTCTTAGGAATTGCTTTAAATCCTGCAAGTGCAACTTCAACATCTTGTCCATTGTAATTAATTGGTGCCCAATTAATTGTAGGATGTACAATTTTGCACAATTTACCAATACCGGCCGCAAGATATCTTGGCTCGGAGCAGTCTAGAAACTTACCGGCTTTAGCATTATTTTCCAAAAACTCACGAAATACTTTTTTAATATCTAAGTGCATGCCACTACGAACTGGATCTGTGTACTTGTAAGTAATTGCTTCCTGAATGTTCCAATCCAACTCCATTGAATCAGAGATGGGTCCGTTGTTTTCTTGTTCACGCAAGTATTCCATAATTCCCCACGCATTTGCAGTAGAGAACGGTGCTTTGGCAAATATAGAACATACTATTCCCACCGCACGTTCGTAGATGTCGGCTCCGTAAACATCGTAGTATTTTAGCATGTTACCCACGCCTGTACATTCTTTTGGTAACACATTATCCGTGCCTTTACCTTTTTCTACAAATCGACTTCCGTATCGAGCATGAATGTCAAACACATGTTCACATTTGATATCTTCGGCAATTAAATCAGTTCGACCTTCTGCCTTACGTACTTGATTTCGTCGAACCTTAATTCGAAACTCGTCAAAAGGGCTAGCAGACAATGTATGCAGATTGTCTGTTGCATACAGGTCAACGTCTACACTTTCAAAATCACTAACTTTCCATTCTACCGGAACTTCACGTACCCCAATAATAATACATGCAAGTGTTCGATGTTGACCATTATTAAGATTGTAAGTACCGTCACTGAGCTGCCGAGCCAGTCCCATTAATACATGACTAGGCTCAAATTCAAAGAGGATGTCCTGCAATAGATGGCGTAACTGAATGCCGCGCTGAACAGAATTGTTTTTATATGCCTTGGCAGTGTGAATATAATGAGAAGGGTCGCGGAAAATTCCCCCATTTGACAAGGACATACACCAGTTAAGGTCAATACCATTTAGTGCCTTGGTATTCTTTAGTATTAACAGAATCTTGTTTGCAACCTGATAAAAGCTAGGACGTGGGCCAAGGTCGTCTGTTTCTACATATTCCGGTACTTTATCTAAAATAGCCTCTTTCTCAGCAGGAGTGAGTTTAGAAATATGTTTTCGAGCAGTGCGTGGTCCAAAAATTTGAATTAAGTCTTGCCCAAAATTATCTTTAGGGTCAGCATGTTGATTAAAAGCCATATCAAATCCTTTTGTGTGTAAGTCTTTATTATACAAGAAAAAACCAGTCCTGTCAAGAACTGGTTTATCCAAATTATCTAGGACGGATCTTCATTTTACTGTAGATATTTTGGACACCTACTGCTTGTCGGATAGCATCTTGCAGAGCATCGTGTTTCCCACCTTTGGGCATGTCCGGATCAAATCCTAGATCAAACAGAGTGCGAGTGTCGCGTAACTGCCAATAATTCCACGGCAACGGCTTACCAAGTTGGCGATAGATGTTTTCGATAATTACTAAGTCAAAGGTAGCACCGTGTGACCAAAATGCATCACATCCCCAAGCAAACTTGTGAAACTGGTCCATTGCATCCGCAAGTGGAATTCGATTGTCTGGACTAAAGGCTTCTTCCATAATAACCGGATCTTGTTTACTCCACCAATCTAGTGTGTTTGGGTCAATTTCTCTACCCAATTTATCTTGGTCGTCGAGGTCAACACGGAAATAAATCTTCTCTCCATATCCGTTGCCCCAGGGATTAAAGTGTACAGCGCCTAAACTAAGGACAACTGCGTTTGGGGAGACAGCCATAGTCTCCATATCAATCATTAAGTGTTTTGCCATACTGTAAGTATAACACACTTAATGATCTTTGTCAATACATTTTTTTAGGTAGTTCGTTATCGCGTAGTTTCTTTTGCCAACGAGATTTAGCTGCGCCTTTTTTTCGCTTTCTTTCGGTAGTTGGTTTTTCGTAAAACATTTTAGATCGGAGTGTTTCTAGTACTCCACTATCTTCTACCTTTTGTTTGAATTTTCTTAATGCCACATTTAATGGCAAGTCGCCAACGATAACTTTATTACCGACTGCTTTATTTTGTTTGCTCATTTTTCTTTTTATCAAAAATCATTATGGCAGGTTTGCCATCAATCGTATCTTTACTTATGCGAATAGCTGTTAAACCTCGAGCAACTAAGTCAACTGCATCAAATTGATATGGCAGCAATGTTTTTTCGATGATGTTTTTAAGTCCCCTAGCATTAGTTTTGAGATCTTTGGCTTTACGGGCAATTTCTTTTAGAGCTTGAATTTCAAATTCTAATTTAATACCATCTAACTCAAACATATACTGATATTGTTTAACTGGGCTATTTTTAGTTTCAGTAAGGATATTGACTAGTTGATCCTCTGACAATTCGTCTACATTAGTAATAAGCCCAAATCGTCCTACAAACTCGGGAATAAGACCGTATTTGATAAGATCTTTTGTACTGATGTCTTGTAGAACACTTGCGTCTTCGTCGATGTTGTCTACATTTGCATGGAATCCGACTGACTTTGCACCCTTACGCTGTTTAATGATTTTGTCCAAGCCTACAAATGCTCCACCGCATATAAACAATATACCCCTAGTGTCAATTTCCTGCATATCACTTCCGGGATGTTTTCGTTTACCAGTCGATGGCACTCGCATAATCGATCCCTCGATCATTTTCAACAAGGCCTGTTGTACACCTTCTCCACTAACATCTCGGCTAATACTAACATTTTCGCCCTTCTTGGAAATTTTATCAATTTCGTCAATGTAGACAATGCCACGAGCCGCTTTATCAAGATCACCATCTGCTTCGTTGATTAATCTTGTTAAAATGCTCTCAACATCATCACCGACATAACCTGCTTCTGTAATACCTGTGGCATCACATATGGCAAAAGGTAATTCTAAATATTGTGCAATTTTACGTGCCATCATGGTCTTACCGCAGCCCGTGGGTCCTAACAATAACACGTTGGTTTTCTCGAGCTCAATATCTTTACTAGGATTATTGATGCGTTTGTAATGCTGACTAACTGCAACACTAAGGCTAATTTTAGCATCATCCTGTCCTATAACGTACTCGTCAAGATAGTCTTTGATAGCAACAGGATTTAGAAGTTTAGAAGGTTCAGCAACTTTTTCTTTTTTGTCTTTTAGTATATCGACACAAAGGTCTACGCACTCGTTACAAATAGCCGCATGTTCACCTACGATCAGTTTCTCGACATCTTCTTTGCTCTTTCCGCAGAAGTCACAAGAGTGATCACTTTCTGTTTTGTTCATTGAATGCCTTTTCTAAAAATGTTTCAATATTAGTTATCCGATCTTGGTTTATGTAGTGATAAACTGCGGACAGGCTTTCATCATCAACTTTATAGAATGTATTCTTTTTCCCTACAATGTATCCACTGAGTGATCGAGTGACATCATTAACTTCGTTGAGATCGATGTATTTGTAATCGCATCTAGCCAACGCATGAAAGAGCCAAGGTAAATCTATTTCGTGATCGTAGAAGTATACATTAATATGTTCTTCGATGTCTGATTCAGCTAACCATTTACTAACTAATTGTTGATCGGAATCGCTTAGATGCATAAACAGTACACTATACGAATCATTTTCAAAAATGTCGGGAGGGGTGATGAGTGTAATTTTTCCGTTCATTATCTTCTCGCTCTGATATCTAATAAAAGATGTTCTGGAATATCTGCCATTGTAATTTCTTTGTTTCTAAGTTTTGTCAACCACTCGTTAAGTGTTGCTTCCTGTCTGCTAATTTCTGTATATTCTTCCTGACTAATAGCTTTAGCTGTTTTAGTCCATAGGCCACTATTTGACTGTTCTTCGTTTTGAACAAATAGCGGTTCTTCTAGAACCTGTAATTCTGTTTCGGGCGCAACTGCTGAGCGATCATTCATTCTTTCTAGTTCGGGCTTATACACCATAGGTGCTAGATCTTTGAAATGTACAAACGGCTCTAACAGATAAGGATGGTGTGCTAAAATAGATGTGACAGTGGTTGCCGTGGAGACTACGTCATCAATCGGACCTGTTGGGCTGTCACCCTCCGTAGTCTCTTGTTGTTCTGTAACAGTAGGCGGCTCTGGGTCTACGACCTCGGTGGTCCCTCCGGGGCTGTTACCCTCCACTAATTCCTTTTTACGGTCACGGAAATTCTGGAAACTGATCTGACTAGCTAACAATAAGATAACTGCCAACGGATCAAATACCACAATAAGAACAATAATTACCCATGTAACTGCTTTTTCCAAAATTGTAGGATCTGTTTCACCGTAGACAAACTGTGCAATATATTTTATCGGACCAACTTCTGCTTCAACCTTGCGTACTTCGGCTGCAATTGGCGCACGTTCTTCGCTAATAGAGGTAATAGTTTTCTGTTCGGCTTGGATCTCAGATTGAAGGCGGGCACGCTCTTTTTGTTGTGCGCGGCGTATAGCAACTGCCTTGTCGGCACCCGTTTCCGAACTGCTTCTTGCCATGACTTGGTCCACAGCCTCATCCATCTGTTTAAGCGCCTTACGGTTTGCATCTATATTTTCCTTTGCGGTTTTTATCTTTTCATCGTAGACTGCAATCTTACTCTGCACGTCACCCGACACTAAACTTTGGTCACTGTGAGCCTGGCTGAGGAATCCAAAAATTCCCATCGAAGTAACGCCCATGAGAACAGCAATGGCAGTCAGCAGGTATGTTCTAACTAACCAGTGTGCAATTTTCCAATTTTGTTTGAGCCAAAGAGTAGCAGCAATCTTACCAATGCCCAATACAATGCCCATAATGATTACGGGAATTTGGGCGGCGGCAAAGATTGCAGTAAAGCCGATGATACTGTAGAATTCGGCGACTAGGCTGATAGCGAGACCGCTAAACAGTGCAAGATAGGCTATTAGTTTTTCATTTAATGTTACAGGCATAGATGATATTTATCGACGCATGTTGGCAATGGCCACAGCTTCCTCATCGCTAAAAATAGGCACAGCATTGCTCTTATGCATAGTACCGATACCTTTAATTTTAGTGCCTGTATAGACCTTAGCTGGTGCCAGTGCGGCAACGCCTGCTCCGGAATTTAAACTTTTGATGTGATGAGTATTTGTCCTACCAACAGGTGTCGGTAATGAATATGACAATGTCTCTGCACTCATTGCTCGTTTACGCTTTTTGTCCTCTGCCTCTACTCCCCATTTCTTTTGGAGGGTGTTCCATTGCTCATCGAGCTCACGTGCCTTACGTGCTTCTTCAGCATTACGGAATTTGACTTTGCCCTTCTTCTTGCCGTTAAGACTAAGGCTAGGGTGATGCAGATGCATTGACATTATGCAAGCTCAGTTTGAGGGAAGTTGATAGGATTGGCAGTATTTGATGCATGTGACTCAAATGTCTTTTGAACCTTGCTAGGGATACCTGTAAATCGTGCTACAGTACCATTGGGATTAATTTTAAGCGAACCGGCTACTACCCAAATTTGTTTGCCAGCTGGGTCAATACCTGCTAACTTTCGTACTACACCGTTAATCAATCCAGTTGCGGTATCCTTGCCTCTGTTCCATTGATATGTAGTATCTTTATTAAACCAAATCTGTTCATCTTTAGATTGGGCAATGCACCAAAGTTTCAATTGTGTAAGTGTATGTTCAGCATTATTCATAGAACCTCCTAATGTGTATGTCTATGCACTACTATACAACAAAACTGGTTTTATTGCAACCGAAAATTTTACCAAAAGAAAAGCACCCGAAGGTGCCAGTGCTGACTACTTATCACATTATACGCCGTCAGCCGGCGAGTATCTTATTTGATCTGTGTCCAAACACGTTCACGGATCTGCTTTGTCAAGCTGTCAGGCAATGCCACATAGTCTAGGTCGGCAGCATCTTTCTTACCATTCTTGAATGCCCAATCAAAGAACTTTAATACTTCGTCACTAGTAGCTTTGTTAGCAGGAGTTTTGTACATGATGATAAAACTTGCTGAACTCACTGGCCATGCATTGGGATTCTTTTGATCCACGATGCTAAGTCCCATACCTGGAACACTGAACCAATCAGCACCATCTGCTGCGGCAGCAAATGTCAAGTCGTCCGGGCTTACATACTTGCCACTCTTGTTTTGTAGTTGCAGGAATGTCATGTTGTTTTTCTTAACATAAGCATACTCTACATAACCAATTGAACCTTTGATTCTGTTCACATTGGCAGCAACACCTTCATTGCCCTTGCCACCTACTGAAGTGGCTGCTGGCCACTTGACTGCGGCGCCACGACCCACACGTTGTAGCCACTCAGGGCTTACTGTGGCCAAGTAATCGGTCCAGTTGAATGTTGTACCTGAACCATCAGCACGATGAACAATGGTGATGTTCTCGTTAGGTAGGTTCTTGCCTGGATTTAATGCAGCCAGTTTAGGGTCATTCCACTTGGTGATGTTGCCCATAAACACTTCAGCCATAACTGGACCAGTGATGCGTAGTTCTCCGGGTTTGAATCCGTCTAAGTTTACCACAGGAACTGTGCCGCCAATGATAGCAGGAAATTGAACCTGTCCGTTCTTGTCCAAGTTCTCACCGCTTACCGGAGCATCTGTTGCACCAAAGTCAACGGTCTTTGCATTGATTTGACGAATGCCACCCGAACTTCCGATGCTTTGATAGTTCATGCCTGTACCTGTGGCTTTTTTGTAGCCTTCAGCCCACTTGGCATAGATTGGGAATGGGAAGGTAGCTCCGGCACCTGTAATGTCTGCGGCTTGTGCTGACACTGCTACGGCTGCAAATAGAATAGCAAATAATTTTTTCACTGTAAGTCTCCTTGTGTTTGTGATATTAATATTTAAACACAAAACGATTACAATATGATTACAATTTTAAGAAATTTTTGCCAAAAAGAAACCCGCCGAAGCGGGTTCTGCTATTTTGGGTGACAAGGTATAACTACCTCGTGGAGATCACGCTGCTAGGCGGTCTTCTCCAAAGTATGCATCGTTTGCATTTAGGTTTTTTGCTTCTGCGACCGGGTCACCCCAATCCTAACGGCTTCTACATTGCCGGACTGTCCATTTCAATACTCTTGACCCAATCGATCCTGTGTCAGGCCCATTATAAAACATACTCACCCGAATGGACATTGTCACCTCCGCCTACTGTCGGAAATATGTTTTATGGTGGACCTGGCGGGCACTGCCCCCGCGTCTTGAATCCTTTTCTGTCTACTTCATACAGTCTTAACTTTTAACAGACTTCCCAGGGTGTGTTTGGCCTCTGCTAAGCCTGCAGGAATCTCACCTACTGCATATCTGCTACGCAAACTTGCCCCTGCGAAAGTCTATTATTTATTATACAACAGGATTGCCTTGACTGTCAAGTTCCATCCAAGTATGATCACCCATATATTTTACGTGAGCAATATATTCATAATCTTCAGGAGCACTACTTGACCATCCATCCGGTCCCTGAAACACTAACAATGTTTTTGATTTCCTCTTGTCCCAAGTTAACCAGTATGATTGTCCTAGCACAGGGCTGAATTGATATTCAGCGGCATGTACTGCGTCAGTTATTTCTAACCGTCGTTTGATCTGCTGGGCTTGTGTTTCAAGTACAGATACTAACTGCATAATCCGATCATATTCTTGCTGGGCATATATCCTAGCATGGTTGATCATGATATCTTTTTGCTTAGTTACGGGAACTAGGTCAAATTTGATACCGCCTGCTTCTGTGGGATATTCACTGACGTTTCTATTGAAGAACGGAATTAACGAACCAGTAGATGTAGAATCATAACTGGTTCTTCCTTTGGCAAGATTTGAACGTTCATCAGCCAATTCGGGTCCAGTTTAACACGTTACCTGAACCGTACTGTGCTTCTGCAAGCATCTTGGCCTGCAGGTCATCGTTAGCATTTACGCGAACGTGTGCGGTTTGATATGCGTTAAGTCGGATCCAAACTTCGTATGTGTACATTTTAAACTTTCTTAGTTGATCGAATATTTTGAGCTTGCTTACCTTTGTCACCTTCAGTTAGATCAAATTCTACTTCTTGTCCAACTGCCAGTGTCTTATATCCTTCCATTTGGATTTGACTAAAGTGTGCAAACACATCATCAGTTGTACCATCTGGAACGATAAATCCAAAACCTTTTGAATTATTAAACCATTTAACTTTTCCCTGCATACTGCTTCCTACTTGTTTATATTATACTGTGATTTTACCAGTTTGTCAACCGATTATTTGGTAATTCTCCAGCAACTTACCCAACTTGGATTACTTGCCGCTGTACCACCCGGGTATGAAATTGTAACATCGCCATCATTTGGATTATTACTTGCTTTTGGACTTTGATTCCCGCCAACAAAAGTAAACTTTCCATTGTTAGCCGTGTAGACAAAGTTTACGTGCCTATAACTCCAAAATGCAATATCACCTGGCTGTGCTTGATCTTTAGGTACCTGCACTGCACCCCAACGTTCGGGTGTGGTTGTTATTGCGGCTGCACTTGCAGTCTGGACATATTTGTATCCTGAACACTTTAATCCAAAGTTTATGAAACCCATGCACCATGCAGTTTGATCACTGACCCACGGTCCTGAATTAGGGTATCCTAGATTGGACCATATACCTGTAATATTTTTATTACTAACGCCTCCGGCCTGACCAGTTTCTCTCCACATACCTCGACCTGCTTCTTCCATAGTGCGTTGCAAGAACGGAACGATATCGGATGCTGAAGTCGATGTGCTAACTGTACCTGTATTGAATGTTTGGTCTTCAATAGGTGCGTAATTTCCTTTTACTCCGTCAACTGCTGCCTCTGGAGTATAATATTGATTTTGTCCGGAAGGGTTTGCTATCTGCGCCGCAACAAGATCGTTTGTCTGAGTTGCAATAGCAACTTCTACATCAGGCGGAATTGTTATTGCACTAGATGCACTTACACCTGCAAAGGCAGAACTGCCCCCGGGTGCAAGCCACAAGGCGACAGGAACATTGTTTACATACACATTTCCGCTGCGATATACATCGCTAATTCTACCACCACCAGGAATATAAGGCATAAGTTTAGTTTACAATGGAATAGCGGTACCGGTTATCTTATACCAGTTACCGTTAAAATAAAATGCAGGCTTACTATTATCATTGGATACAGCACCTATCATACCGTTATCTGGATCAATGCTAATAGGGGTATCTACAATGACAATGTTTTGAGTTACGGCTAATACTGCGCCCGAAGTGTTATTTTCTCTTAATTGGACGATGAAAAATTCTGGACCTTCAGGTGGTGTAGTAGTGTTTGTCGACATTGTTTTGGTAAAGGTAACTACACCGGATAATAAACTATCCGGTAATGTAATGTCTCCCCAAAGCCCAAAAACATCAGAAAAGTCTGTTGCATTAGCAAATGTACTGGTTCCTGATTTAATAGTAACACCGTATGTACTAGTAGAACCGTCAGTTACATCAACCGTAAAAACAACACTGCCGCCTTCATCGACTTCTATAATGTCCGGGGTAATAGAATATATCGCCATATTGATCTCTTAAACTAGTATTTAAGCCATTGCTATACCAGTAGTACCTTGCATATATTGATCTGCGGCTTCCTTTTGACTAGGTACCATACAAAATACGTGTGCTTTTTGTAATGTGATTATATTTTTTGCACCCAAGAACAACCAAGGAATCATTCCTAATCCTTGTGCATTCATAGTCAATGCTTTTGGTCTGTCTAATTTAATCTCAGTGGCTGTTTCGCCTTCAAAACGTGCGATAATTTCGTCACCGTTTAATAATTTAAGACTTACTACATCTCCTGTAGCGATTTGTTTTTCTAATAACATGTTTTATCCTTTTCGTTGTGCTAAAATGTTTATGTCTTGTTTACGTCGGGCGTTTTCTCTTTCTATAAAAGAGACACGCTGATTTAATTCTTTAACCTGCTGAGTTAGCCTAGCAAGTTGCTGCTCAAGTGCAGCTATCTTTTGATCTTTAGGATCCGTCATCTTTCTTCTCAGGTATCTCGCACAGTGCTTCTAGAGTTTTATAATGCTGGTATGCTTTCTGGAGTGCCTCAAAGTGCTCTAACTTGGCCGGATCCGGAGTTAGGATAGCCAGTCTCTTTTCAATAGTAGTTAACAGTTCTCCAAGGCTTCGGCCCTTCCATTTAATGTCGCCATCAAACTTAGCATCGCTAGTAACGTGTAGCCCTGCGTGTGACATGCTTGCTACGCTGGAATTAGCAGTTGTAAAAACATAAGGGTTAGTTGCCCATGTTCCGTTACCCCCTGCTCCAGTAGATACATAATAAGATCCCGAAGCTCCTGTTGCACCAGTTGATGAAAAAGAGTAGTTCATCGTATTGCTAATGTCTATTGACATGGTATTGTCGAGTGGATCATCTAAAGAGATGGATAGTTCATCATCACTATTAGCCATTTAGTTTTGCCTTTAGTTCGGTGAAGCCGCCAACTAGCTCCCCATCTAAAAAGATTTGGGGAACTGCTCTAGCTGTTGGTACAGCTTCTAATAATTCTTCTTTGGTATAACCATCACCTATTTTCTTTTCTTCAAAGGCAATGCCTTTCTGTTTTAGTAATGCCTTTGCTTGATCGCAGTAGGGGCAATGGTACTTAGACCACACAATCGCTTTCATTTTATATTTCCTTTAAACTGATAATTCATACTCTAAAACTTTCACCGCATCCACATCGGTCACGTTCGTTAGGATTCTTAAATTCAAATCCTTCATTAAGTCCGTTGCGTACCCAGTGTACTTCCAATCCATTAACATACGGATAAGATTTTCCATCTACCCAAACTTTAACACCGTTGCTTTCGTAGACAAATTGATCGCGAGTTACTGGAACATGATCTACAAATTCTAACGTATAAGCCAAGCCAGAACACCCTGTGGTTTTTACACCGATACGTATCCCTAGCCCTTTGCCTCTTCGTTCTAGATGTTTCTTAACTTTAGCGGCAGCTTGTTCCATTAATGTTATCATTTAATGTTTTTTACGATAATCTTCAACAGCAGCTTTAATAGCATCTTCAGCCAATATACTGCAATGTATCTTAACGGGCGGTAGTGCTAATTCTTCAGCAATCTGGCTATTACGAATGTTACTAGCATCATCCACATGCATTCCTTTAACCATCTCAGTGACAAGACTGGAGCTGGCGATTGCTGAACCACATCCATATGTCTTGAAACGAGCATCTCTAATAATACCATTTTCATCTACCTTTATCTGTAATTTCATTACGTCACCGCAAGCAGGTGCACCGACCATGCCTGTACCTACAGTGTCGTCTATTTCAAACTTACCTACATTACGAGGGTTTTCGTAATGGTCAATTACTTTATTTGAGTATGCCATAGTTTTATAAATCCGGTAATTCGTCGTAACTAACTGCATCACTCATAACACCGATGACATAGTTAGTACTTTCGTTTTCTTGCAAGGCGGTCTGTTTCTTATTGATATTAACGTGTTTGTTGAACCAAGGGATAGGACTAAACTTAGGATGCTCTCCTTGATACTTAATACCAATTTCCTTTAAACGCACAAACGCAGTGTAGTCAACAAAGTCAGACAGGATAGTAGCATTAAGGCCAATAACTGGTCCTAGCTTGAACAAATAATCTGCCCACTCTTTTTCTTCTCGGATGACATCCATATAGAGGGTATAGACTTCTTCTGCACATTCTTCTTCAAGTTTTACAAAGTCTGTATCATCTTTAGTCACGTTGTTGATCAGCCAGGCAGTCCATTCTGTATGTAACAACTCATCTTGTAGAATCAAACTGATGATGTTACCGTTGCCAATATAGATCTTATTCTCTACCATTGCTAGACTTGTGGCAAAACTTACCATGAAGCGTAGAGCCTCCAATGCATATGATGCGTGTAAGGCCAACCATATGGCTCGCTTATGAGTATGGAGTTCAATTTCCTCGCCCAACTCTTTACGACAGTTGAGCTGATGAAGATCCTCATAGTAGCGACCAATGTTAGCAGCCATGCCAACAATTTCAGCCGTGTCGTGAATCTTGTTAAATTCTTCTTTAGGTACGCCATAGACATTACGAATAATGTGACTGTAAGATTTTGAGTGAATATTTGTTTCAAAGAAACTCCAATTGCTTACTAATGCTTCTAGTTCAGGAATACTGATAACAGGTTGAAATACTTGATTAGGTGCGCGACCTTGAATACTATCTAATGCTGTCTGACGCAGTAAGTTACTAGTAAAAATATGCTTAACTGCATCACTTGCATCCTTGTGATCCATCTTGTCTTTAGTAAGACTGATCTCTTCTGGGACCCAAAAGAATCCACGAGCAAGTTCTTCGTACTTGGTAATCTTAGGGTACTTGACTTCTTCAAAGCGTTGCACAGTAACTGGACCAGCTGGATCCAGAAACATTGTACGTTTTAGATAGTTTGTTTGTTTTGATAGATTGTATTGTTCTTTGCTCATGTGTGGTTCTCTTTATAATTTACAGGCTTCGCAATCATCATCGTACAATACTACATTATCTGCGGCATTGATTGCAATGGGGATAGATATGTTAGTGTTTGTTACATCTGCCTTTGCACCCATTTTATTAATTAAACTGTAATAGATTGTCTTAATGCCCCATTTGTAGGCTAACATTAAATTTTTAGCAATTAATGTACCCGGCACTTTTCCTCCAGCAAAATGTGCCGGGTTGTAGAATGTATTAGTGCTCAGGCTTTGATCAATGTAGGCAGCAAGCACAGCACTGGTCTTCAAATAGTCAACACAGTCCTTCTGATCCCACATCAACTGATAACGATTCTTTAGACGTTTGTACTCTGGCACGACTTGTACAAACGATCCAGCTTTCGATTCCTTTACAGAAATCAATTCCATCGGCATTTCAATTCCGTTGGTAGAGTTTAACACAACTGAACTGGACTCTACTGGTGCCACGGCCATTAAGGTAGCATTACGAATACCGTACTTGATCATTCTTTCACGTAATGGTTCCCAATCCATACTAGGAGTAAAGTCAGTTAATTCGTTAACTCCAGGTTTACGACGCTCCCAGGGAAACACTCCCTTACCATAGTAAGTGTACTGACTACGTCCGCATGGGCCACGTTCTTGGGCAAGCTCGACACTCATTTCGGTTAGGTAGTATGCTTGGTGTTCCGTCCAACGCTTAACTTCAGCTAATGCTTCATCGGTCCCGTATTTGAAACTTTTACGTGCATGCCAGTAAGCAAGATTAGTAATGCCAACTCCAAGTGGTTCGAAGTCTTGATTAGCGAGTTTACTTTGTACACTTAAAAAATCTTGATATTGTAGTAAATTACTTAAACTTCGGACCAGCACACGACAGGCTTTTCTCATCTCTTGTGGGTTACGGAACGCTCCCCAGTTGATGCTGCCAAGAGTGCAAAGAGCAATTCGTCCCTCTGGATCTTCAATTCTCTGGAAAGGGCGGGTGGGTAAAAGTATCTCCTGGCATAAGTTTGATTGATATATTGGATCCAAGGTTGTATCAAATGGACCCTGGTTAATAACGTTGTCGATATTGACAAGATATATACGCCCCGTATCAGTTCGCTCTTTAAGGATTCCATTTTTGAATATCTCATCCGCTGATACAACTTTCTTTTTCTTTGTCTTATCTTGTTCATATTGTAGATACAACTTTTCAAATTCTGCTGAGTCTCTGTAGTAGGCTTCGTATAGATCCGGAACTTCTGCTGGATCAAACAAACTCATTGTTTCGCCACGCTTATACCGATTCCAGAACATAGCATTAACAACAACACTATAGTCCATTTGGCGTACCCGCACTTCCTCGGTACCTTGGTTGTTCTTTAGAACAATAAGGTCCTCAAACTGATAATGCCAGATGGGAAAAGTTACTGTACAGCTAGCATTACGAATACCGCCTTGACTGCAACTGCGAAGGTCTGCAAACCATTTCTTTAAGAATGGTATCATACCCGTATGCTTGATCTCACCGTTGCGAATAGGGGCCCCTAAGGGGCGGATTCTGCCAATTTCGAGACCAATTCCGGCTCGTTTTGAAGCATATTTGGCCATCATTTCGCCTGCGGCAAAGATCGAATCAAGAGTATCATCACTACTAATAAGTACGCAACTACTGAATTGTTTAGTTGTGGTGCCAAGGCCAGCAAGGACAGGGGTAGCTAAAGTAAAGTGGCCATCACTTGCACACTCATAATATTCCTTTACTAATTTTAGTCTTTTATCCTTAGATTCATTGTGAAAAGCTGTTGCGGCGGCAATAGCATAACGAACCTGAGGAGTTTCATAGATTATACCTGTAGCACGATTTTGTACTAGATACTTTTCAGCCAATTGTGCCACGGCTGCATAGGTATAGTTTTCATCTTTGCTATGATCAATGAATAGGTCAATAATATCCCATTCTTCTTGTGTATACCATTCTAGCAGATCACTAGTATACATACCTAGCTCTACATTCTTTTTAACAATGCTGTATAGTTTAGGAGGATCATACTCTCCGTATACTTCTTTACGTAACATACTGACTTTTTGCCTGCCAGCTACCTGTTGATAGTTTACATTATTAATTTCTGGATTTTCTGTTTCGTCGATCAAGTCGACCATTGCTTTTAACAGTAGTTCGTCGATGGTTTTAGTGGTCATTCCGTCGTGTAGTTCAATCTGTGCCTTGATCTCAATCATGGATGGACTTACTCCATCTATACCTCTACACGAATATGCTACCTGTCTTTGTATCTTTGCTATGTCTAAGGGGACACGATTCCCATTACGTTTAACCACTGTAATCATGAGGTACTTCCTTTATTTTTCTTCTAAGCTGGTATTTACCTGGGGGCAGTAACTTCAACTAGATTTTCTATCTTAAATGACCCGTTGACTTTATCAACTGGTACAGGTCCGTTGTCGTCATAATTAACAACCCACTTATCATCAATATAAACTAAATTATACTCTCTCGTTTGGTTGTTGTCTACTAAAGTGCGGACTTCAATGTTACTATCCTTAAATTTTTTTGTCAATTTAAGCGTCCAGCTAATCATTAGTGCTTTGGTAAAATCGTCGTAGACGTTTTCTACAATAATTTCCCAAGGACTGGGCCAGCTTTGTTGATAGTAAGGATCAATTGATCTATTATATGGTATGAAGGGGGCATGGTGCCAAAAATCCCAAACTACCTGTAAGGGATTCTCAACCTCGTCTAATTTCCTTCTATGATTTGTCCACTCTGTTAATCTGTCATCTACAGGTTGGTTAAACATATTTTCCTTACAGCATTAATTTATTTTGGAATTCAAGAACTACGGGAACTGTTATAACAGGACCAAAATTTGTGTCTGTATTTAAACTTGCACTAATTTCGTAATAGCTTCCTGTATTATTTACGCTGACAAAGAACGCTAGGCCACCGTCTGAATTAATAAAGTTGTAATCGTCAGTGACCAATACATTAGGGTTTGCACTATCTTGTAGGTAAACACCTAGGTTACCCATTCTATCTAACTGTGAAGCAAAAGCTAAAATGTCAGTTGCCGCCAATGTAACAGTATTTGAAAATGTGATCGTATTTGTATCATAATCAACCGCATCAATTACTGTATTAGGTGGAATAACTGAAGTTACTGTAGAAGCTACAAGAATTTCAACGGTAGAAAACTCTAACACTGAAGTAGTATCATTTATAGTAGCAGTGGTTCCGTTTATTGTGCCAATAATAACAGTAGCAGTACTTGCTCCTGCATTTTGTCTAAATGCACTGTACTTAATACCTAAATGTTGACTGTTGCCTGTAATAGGTAATCTTAAGAAGGTAGTTGCAGTGTTGCCAGGATAGATAGTTGCAGTGGTAACAAATACTTCGTCTAGTGTAGTTCTTCCGTCAACTAGAGGTCTATAATATGTAGTTAAAGGAGTGTTGATATATTGCTTATGAACAAGTGCTCGTCTAAAATGATCATTGATGCTGGAGTTTTGATCAGATAAGAAACTAATAACCGCGCTGGCGGTTGATCCTATGTCACCGTATTCGTCATCGTGTCGTATGCCAACTCTTTCAAAAAAGTTGTTCTGACTTATTACATAACTACCTGTGTTAGAACCATTACTACCTACGTAAATAGCTTCTCGTTCTATAACATCAAATCTGTTGTTGGCAATTTTTACAAAGGTAGGTCCAACTAAGGCTGTTCCGTCTTTAGGATCATTAAATGTTACGCCTCTTACCAATGTATTAAATTCTGAGTTTTGAATCGTAATTGTTTTAATATCATGATTAGATATAACTCCAGAATAAAGACCATCAAAGGAACAATTGTCAATAATAGAATTAGCATGTGTTCCGTTTTCTGTCTTACCTCGTAGGTTTAATCCTACGTAACCTGATGTAGTTAATACTCCAGTTCCCGTTGTGTGATTGCCTTTAAACTCTACATTCCTAATTAACGAGTTGTCGGCACAGTCAAGACTTAACAAACTCATTGCTGATGTAACAGTTGTAGCTGTATTATACTGTAATGTAAGATCACTCATTTGAATGAATCTTGCAGTACCTGTAGTTACAAAACCACCTGAGTCGAATGTAAGTGGGTTAAGGCCACTGACGGACCGACTATCCATTGTTTTAATCATAGCAGATGTATTCGTTGTCAAAACAAATACAGTCTTTCCAATACCATCACCTATAATATTAGTATAAGCAGGAATATAAACAGTTCCTGTTATGTAATATGTACCGGCTGGAAAATACAACTTTTTAGCCGGATCAATATTGTACTTTGCATTATTTAAAAACAGCCTATCAATAGTAAATTGTAACCTATCTAGATCCCAATCATTACCATTGCCGTAAACTCCAAAATCTCTTACACTAACAATATCATCTAATTTATCTTGTATAGTTCGATCCCATTCGGCACCACCATACTCAGTAATACCGTCAATTCCTGCCACAGCAGAAGCCGAACCTTCTCTATAGATATAAGTTGATGTTGTGAAACTAACTTGGAAGAAGTTCTTCAGATGATTTTCTGTTAGAATTTCTACATTTGCGTCACGTGACCCACCGTCATCTCTTCTTAAGCCGACGAACAGACGTTCTGTATCAGCAGCCCAAGCAAATTCGCCACCTGCAAGTGCAGGTATTCCTGTTTGATTTTCTTGTCCTCTTCGGACCTGGATTTTTGCAATCTCGATGACAGCCATAAAAAATATCCCCGTTATGGGATATTTATCTTACTGAGTGAGCATTTGCTTTAAGCCCTGCATGCCTTTAGTGTAGTATTCTTCTACTTTTCCTAACCACATGTCTTCGTACTTGTTAAAGTTGTCTTTGTTTAGATCAAACTGCTGATACTGTAAATCGCGGCTGCACATAAAAATAACACCCCTACGAATGTTAGTTCCGTAGACTTCATTATGTGCTAATATATAGGCAACTAACTGTACATAATAGTCCTCGACCCACTCTGCTTTTTTAGGCTTGTTAGTCTGCTTATGATCGCATACTGCTGGCTCATCCTCGAATACTCCAACTAGGTCAGTAGTACCACTGTATAGTCCCGGGAAATACAGGCTCTGTTCCATGGCCCATACTTCGTTCATTTTACTCAGTCCGTTTTCAATGATGATATCAGCCATTTTATTAGCCTGCACATGCACTGGGTTATTACCGGGCTGTCGCTGTTCACCAATTAGGAATCGTTCTAAATTGGCGTGCATGGCTGTACCTACGCCTGCTGCCTCTGTGGTGATCTGTTGCGCTTTCTCAGCACCTACTCGTTTACGCCATTCAATCAAGTGCGTCTGATCTTTGGTGGCACTGAGGATAGTAGTTACGCTGGGTAGCTTTTCACCGTCAGGTGTTTGATAAACTCGTTTCCGTGTTACGGGATCATTTATCTGCTGACAATTTTTGTATTGGAATCGTTCAATGAACGGGGGAGGAGTATAAACTTGCATTACTATAATTATAGCATCGCAAGTTTATAAGGTCAAATATTTGGCGATAATTGTTTGGCGTTGCTAGATGCCATTGCATCTACTGCCGGGGAACCTGTGGGTTCTTGTGGTTGATTTGGATTTGCTTCGCCTGTATTAAGGATAACATTTCCTTGATCATCAATGTCTTGAATAACATCTCCTGCTGGATCTACTTCATTTTTAAGAGCAATTAACCCGTCTGGAGTACTAATTCCCAAACCAAATGGTCTAATTAGTTTTATGACAACAGCAAAAGGCAAAGTTGAACTTTGCCCTGCTCTATTTGCCTGTCCTTGAAGAACTGCTAAGACATCCCTAGCACTTCCTAAGTCTACTTCAAATAATCTCATTTTGCCAATTTAGACATAATGCTGTGAGACTCGGCCAACTTGCGGGCAAAACGGCTTTCACGCATTTCTCGACCTGTTGTGCCCATGCCTGCTGCTGCATCACTAGCACCAAACTCGTCACCGGCCGGTGCAGGTGCATTCATATCGTCTGGTGCCGCAATATCCATGCTTGGATCATCTGTTGGCATACCTGCGTCCATGCCTGGCTCCATTCCCATATTGCCCATGTCTGGAGTAGCTTCGCCTGCCAACACTGCAACTGCGCCGCTTACTGCTTCACGCTGTTGTGTCAATACTTCTAGTGTTGCGCTCAGTGCCGGGCCTACGGATGCCTTGAATGCTTCTGCTTCTTGTGCTCCAAAGTCTGCCTTGATAGCATCAGCCAATTCAATCATTGTCTTTGTCTGATATTGACCAACACGTTGCATCCAACTTGTAAAGTCATTGACCATGTCGCCTGCGGCTGTGATAGCCTTGGCCTTGCCTTCTTCGTCTTCTTGCAATAAGAACTGTAGGCTCTCATTTACAAAGTGAACGTTGTGGTTAAATTGGCTTTCTTTCATAGCCTTCTTAGCTTTCTTATCGCTGTCTGGTGCTTTAGGAGCATCCTTACCACCGTAGTTCTTGCCTGCTGTGTGCTTTAGACCTGTAGCAGTTTTAGTAATCTCGCCACCTGTGCTTGACTTCTTCTTCTCGCCTGCTTTCATACTGGCTGTACCAGCGGCTGCTTTCTTAGCATCGTCAACAGTTGGGAAACCTTCTTTGACTTTTTTGTCTTTAACGGCTTTCTTCATCGGTTCTTTTTTATTACCGTCTTTGTCCATGTCGAGGAAGTCTGGCTTAGATCCTTTACCTTCTTCAAATGGCTTGCCTGACTTGGCAGCAGCTTTAGCACGACTACCCCAGACTTCGTCCTTAGGGCTTTCTTTCTTGCCATCGCCGTCGTAGTCTTTAGCAGAGGTACCCTGTGAGTGAATCTTGTACTTAGGTGCTTTGACGCCCTTTTTAGCTTCACTTAGCTCTGTCATTTTGTCACGTAGTTTTTTGATGTCTTCACCTAGCATTTCTTTAATCCTTGTGTTGAGCAAGTCCAACATGGCCTTGTCTTTTTGGTATGTTTCGTTAGTTAGCAGATCGTTAATACCTGCACGTCCTTCTTGTTGGAACACCCTTGTGCGTAGTTTGTTACGCATATCTTCTAGCTGCTCTCTGTCATATTTGTCAAGATGAACGTTAAGGCCAAACATTTTATTCATGTTTTCCTTTAGTTTAAAACTAGTAATTGTAGCTGAAAAATCTGTTGTCTTCATAGTGGTTCCGAAAGAATTGGTTAAATTTATTTATCTAAACCGCATTAGTTTCTCGAAGACTTTCTTAACTTCAAACATGTGCTGATTCTTTTTGTGTCTTGCAATAATTGACTTTGTGTACATCATTTCGGCTTTGTCTAGGTCTTTTTTACCTAGGCTGCGCTCAGCTAAATGAGTATGCAATTCTTCATCGAAATGTGCATGGCCATATTTTGTATCTGCCTGCATTATATTGTCATCTATATACTTGCCCAGTGCTAACCTGTTGGCCTGTATTGCTGCGGTTTGCGGTAAGTTTATACGATTAAGTATAACTTCATTTTTAAAATCCAGTATGGAGTAAAATCCAGACCCTTCTTTTTTGATGCTGTACGAACCTATTTGAATAGATCCATCACGTTTCTTTACAGGAACAACAATGCCCTGACGTTTAAGTGTTTCCTTAACATCAGTGCTGATTTGTTGAATCTTTAAATAAATTTCATCTGAAGTTATTTTCATCTAATTTCTTTATAATTGATCGGCTGTCATTACTTAGTTCATAGATGCCCTTGCGTACAAGGTTCTGAGCAATCCATTTATCTCGCTCGTCTAGTGCGTTGATAGTGGCTTCAGGGAAACGCTTTACAAATTTTTGTTCTTCATTTGTAAGTGCAATTGAAACACCGTCTAAAAGTTGTGCAATTTTCATATTACATTGTTCCCTGTGCAGGAGTTGTTTGGCCTGGCAGGGTAGCAGGCTTTTGTCCCATTGGCTGACCTGGCTTTTGTGCAGATAATTGTTTTAGAGCAGTTGCAAATCCTTGATTCTTCATCATAGGATTAACTAGTTTACCTAACAGCTCTTGCTGATCAGGCCTTAATTGTTTAGGATTCTGCATGGCAACTTGCAGAGCGGATGTGGCATTGTTTAGATCTTCCGGGTTTGTAATACCCTGTGGCATCAACAACTTGGCCATCTTTTCTTGATCGGGATTTGTGGTTGCCTTATTATCAGTATTGGTCGGTGCAGATGATTGACTAACTTGAGGAACCTGACCAGGAGTGCCTGCAGTTGAGCCCACACTGCCAATTGGTTGAATCTGCTCTAGAAGTTCGAATATACGCATGTTATTTTATAAATTTTAAGATAGTGTCAGCATGTGCTGTTGCCCAACCTAATACTATCATTCCGCCGGCAAACGTATACATCCACCTGTCTTTTAATCTTTCCATGGCAGATATTTTTTTAGCCAGTTCCTCGTGCTGCTGGCAACTGGCCTGATACATAGTATCAAGTTTAACTCCTAGTTCATCACGAGTTTTATCTAGACAATCGTGCATTTCTTTTACATCGACTTTAAGATTGTCTAATTTTTCATCTAAGTTAGTGACCTTGGTCTCTACTATACCAAGTCGCTCTACTGTTGTTGCCATTGAGGCTCTCCTTAATTTTTAAAACTGAAACTTACTACTTAGTTATTGCCTTGGATTGCCTTGATGATGGTATTTTTAGTGGCGGCGTTTTTTAACTCAAACATGGCCGTATCCATATTTATAGTTTCTGTCAATTTTTGGATAACGGGGACTCCGTTGACATCGTCGAGTAGTGCGCCAACTTCGTTGTTTCCTTCTATGTAAGCCCCACTACGATCTGGATAGAATCGGAATGTCCATACCCTGTGTTTGCCCTTGTATTGTGATCCAAATCCTAGATCCTTGATGTCGACTGTTTCCACAGTTGGACTAGCGTCATAGCTGATAATAGATCTAATCTCAACACATTGTCTCAGTGTTGTAAAGTTTCGATATTGATCGTGTGCTAGAACAGATCCTTGATTGGGTCTAGCGACTTTAGTGTCTGTAATGTCTACAAGTGTTTGAATTTCGATGGTTTGCATAAAGTACCTATTTAATTACAGATATTTATGTCAAAGAAAAAGGACGCTAAAAAACGTCCTTCTCTTATCTAAGTAATTAGATTATAGTGCGTAAGCAACTACGGTAGCATTTGCAAGGTTAACACCCTGGTGTGTACCAGCGGCAATAACTAGGTCTTCTAGGTGAACAGCGAAAGCTTCGCTGTTTGTACCGTCATATGTGTCAGCACCGTATGCACCGCCGATTGCTGCAACAGCAATACGTAGGCCATTACCAGCACCGCCAGTTGCATCACCTGCACCGATAATTTCGATGCTAGCAACTTGTGCAATTGCTTCTAGAGCAACAGCAACTGGGCTGCGTGGAGCATTTGGGAATCCAACTGGGTCAGAATCGAACATTGCAGATACGTCTGCGCCGAAGTCAATTTGGAAGAACTGTAGTGTTACGCCGTTCTTGTAAAAAGGTGCTACTACCTTTTCGTTTTTGTTTGTTAATGTTGCCATTTTAATGGTCTCCTTAATCGTTTTTGAACTCCCCTATGGAGCTCGTTATGTTTTTATTTAGTCTCTTTGAAAAAAATTTACTCAAATGACTGATTAATCGTCATCTTTTAGGTCACCCTCGATAACTTTTAACCCTTTAGCAGTTTCTTTACTATCACGTAACTTACGTATACCCCTAGTAAATTTAGTAGGATCACCTGCTTTGATGCTGTTTAAGAGGCGCCGCTCTAACTCATACGCCTGCTCAGGTGGGAAATTTTCCTTAATGATTGCTAAAAGATTAATTGCGCTATTAATGACATGAGCAGCTCTACTTTCTACAATAGCTTCGCCGTCTTTCTTAAGCGTAATTGAATTTAGTTCTTCTAATAGGCTTTTTGTGGCTCTTTTCAAGTTAGTATCCTTTGCAATATTTAGTTTCAAATAAAGTATAATAGATATTTTGGTAAAATACTATCTTGTTTTAACTCAGTAGAAACACTAATATATAAATACAGAGTCAGTAGAAACCATGAGTCTACCCACACTTACAGAGGAAAAAATATGAAAATTATATCAGAATTTATGCTAGGACTAATGGAACGTTTAAGTGAGATGTTTCCGGGATCTAGTTATCAAAGCCGCTTAGACGCATATCTAAGCACCAAAGGCATTACCGATGCCGCACAGTTGGAAACTTACGTCCGACAATTTAATTCTCAAAAGGAAAACTATCTATGAAAAAATTACTAAACATTCTATACGAAATTGGCCTAAGCATTGGTCAAGCTCGTGCTGCTTCTGCTATGGTTCGTGCAGGCATGCACAAAGAAGCACAGACATTACTGGCTGGCAAGTAATATCGTATTTTGTCAGATCGCTTTACACAGCGTAACAAGATCTATATAATAAATACTTAGGCAGTAATGATACTGCTTATACAAACATACACACAAGGAGAAAAATATGTTTTCAGCATTTGCACCATACTTTACGCTCGAGGCACAGATCGATGCGTTTCAAACTACCAAGCGTGGTTTAACAGATAAGATCATCACTGATCCTACATTGAACAAAGCGGCACACCAATACATCGATGCTCAGACTACATTTGCCAAGATGTTGTCTAAGAACTTCGCTGATCTTGCCAAGTATTCCGTGGATTCTTTTGCCAACAAGGCATTTCCACAGACTAAAGAAAAAGCCACTACTAAGGCTTAATACACACATACAGGAAAAAAATATGACAGACTTTAATACACCAAAGCTACCAGAAGTTAAATTTAATAAGAACGGCTACGAAATCCGTACAGACATTCTAGGCATGGCAAAAAGCCTAGTACAAGAAGATTTCCATGCTAAATTTCAAGGCTGGGAAATGACTGCTACTCGTGACGAGAAGACTGGTCAGATCGTCAGTACTGTTGCAATGCCGACTTTTCCAGGACTAGACAAAGTTCTTGAAACAGCAGAAAAAATGTACGCATTTGTCAACGCTGGCGCCAAGAAATAATTTATAATAATATTAGGGCATAGCCCATAAAATAATATACTAGAAAATAAAAAAGGACCTTCGGGTCCTTTTTTTATAGTGGCTTGCTTCTTAGATAGTTAGGATATCGTTTATTGAAGTTACGCATAATAACTCCTGCTATCTCATGTGCTTGATTTTCATGCGGACTACCTGTTTCACCACTAGTATCCGTTAGCTCACCTTGCTGATCTTGTTTGTAATGAACCAGCTCGTGTGCCACTGTTCTCAGTATGTCAACAGGGTGACGGTTCTTTAAGGCAACTAACAGCATATTCTCACTCGGCACGTATGCACCAAAGCTGGGCTGCTCGCCTGTATTTAGATCCGGGGCAAACTGCATCTTAGGCAACTGATCTATTTCAAGGATCTCCATAGCTAGAGGTAGAAACTTTTGAAACATTTCCACAACGTTGGCATTTTCCTCTGCGCCTTCAACAATAAACTGACGTGCTCTCATAGCAGTATTTAGCGCCGAACAAAATGATAATCACCGTCGGGTCCGTTGTTGCTAAAGATACCCAAACAGTCGAACCCTTGTGTGTCCATATATGCTATTACATCATCTTTTAACGGGGCACCTTTATTGTATTCTACAACCTGTAGTTCTAGAATAACATGTTTCACTGTGGATAATGTTTCTACAGCACCCTTTAGCACATCTAACTCTGCACCTTGTACATCCATTTTAATCATATCTGGGGGAGGAAAGTTTTTAAGGCGGCGTACAGCATCTAGGGTCACTGTCTTTAGCCTACGACGATGTGTTTCGTTAAAGTAGTTGACTGTTTCGGGATTTACTTCTTCGTTTTCTTTGTAATAACTGTTGCCACCCGGATGTACATCATTTTGATAGAAGTCAACTTCTTTGCCACTCTGGTCACTTAGCACACCCATATGATATTGCAAATTACGTTCTTTATATAGGAACTCGCTACTGTCCATTGCTTCAAATACAACATACTTTGCTCGATCCCAAATACGTTGTGCTTCGTTAGTCCAGTGCAGAACACATGCACCGATATCGTATATAACCTTTGGTTCAAACCCTTCATTCTTGAGTTTGGCAAGATAATCTACATGGTTACGAGGAATCAGTCGTTGACTTCCTAACTCCCGTAAACGATCCTGTATGTTAAACGGTGTTACATCTGGGGCAGCAGTAATGGCATTATCTACATTAAAAGTAAAGCTGCCAGTATGGCTGCATAACACACTGGGATCTGCCCAAATTTTAAATCCTTTGTCCCGGGCCTTGCGACAGAAATCTACATCTTCTGAAACAGTGTTCCTATGATCGATAGCACTATAATACTTAAATTGTGGATAACCTATTTCACACATAACTTCTGCTTTGACTAGAGCACAACCAAATCCACAGCCGGCAATTTCAACTAAAGGTCTACCCTTTAGCTTTTCATACGGCATATTGCTTACTCCGCCATTCTGATTGTGTTCATATATTTCTAAAATATGTAATCCAGGTTTACGTTGTATGTATAAACCGCTGACAACATCCTTATCGTGCGATAGCAACTTTGACAGTGTGTTAGGAGGGAAGCTAATATCACTATCTACACTGAATAGATAATCAAATCCTTTTACTACCCAGTCGGCAATCAAGTTGCGTACCTGATCAATATTGTATCCGTAAAAATATTGGAACGTTGCTTCGTAGCCCTCGGGGATGATTAAGTCATAGATACTTTTAAAAGTTTCCGGTTCAATATTACGAGCTGTTGGAATTGCTATGAGAATCTTTTTTTTAGATGGATTCATTTTTTTAATAATAGATTTAGCTGCTACGTTTTGTTCAATAGCATTTACTTTGTAATCGTTGAGTGGATTAACATCATTGTAATTATATACAATATCTTGTAGACATTTAACTTTACTAGGATCAGCATTTTCGATTAGTGCATAGAAAATACTGCCGTCACCGCCTGCCTTATACCATGCACCTGTGTCATCTTGGAATAGGCTATCGTCTAGACCGTCAATTAACTGTTGTTTAAATGTGCGTAGGTGTGTGTAAGGTAAGATCCAATTAAAGTGATGATTCCTGTATTCTTTGCTGTTCTTTACGTGCTCGGGATAAGGCTGACTAATCAATGGAATATTATCAACCATTGACCAGCAACTACCGTAGGTAAATTCTGTTGTGCCGTCATACACATTGTTATAGTAGCTGAACACAGTGTTGTCATTAACTAGACTGTCGTCACCGTCGAGTATCATTACAATAGCATTGGGATCTTGTAGACTTCTAAATGTATCTATTTGATTTTTTACTGCGCCTACGTTATTTTGATTTTCAATAACTTCAAACTTGGCTCGAATGTGTGCAGGATAGGCTGACAGTGCAGTGTACAATGCTTCCAGTGTATTATCAGTACTTGCATCGTCTACCAAAATACATCGATAGTTGTCGTAGTCTTGTGTAGCAATACTGTTGATGCAACGTGCAATATAATTTTTGCAATTGTAGAATGTGCTAACAACCACAATAGGTTGCTCTGTTCCCGGCTTGTAATCTTCTAATTCAACTGTATTATGAAACTTGCGATTGTAAATCTTGTGCAGTCTGTGGTTGATTTTGCTAACAGCACGATAGTCACTGCTGCTTAGATAATGTCCTGTCTTTTTATAAAAATGCTGCTTCCATTGCAGTGCTACACTGTCCCAACCCGCAATGTCTTTAACAATGTTGCAATAGTATTGTTTCTGTTGATGTAGATACGGATTACGATATGCTTCTACCGTGGTCTTGACAAACTGTTCAACCTGTGTTGGTACACTGATATCCGGAAACAGTCCATTGGGTTCAATAGCATAGTCAATTAAGTAACAAGCACCTGCCACTGCAATTTCTTCTAATGCACCAAAGCGGCAAGTTATGATAGGAGTGTTGTAGCATAAACTCTCCATTGATGAAATGCCGTAGGTTTCCGGAAACGCTGCCGGATACAGCATGAAGTTAGCAGTAGTTAGTATATCGGCAATTTCTTTCTGCGGTATAACACCTGTAAATTCTATACCTTGTGCTGCTAGCTGCGGATCAGCAGCCATCTCGCGCCAATCTTTTTCTTGTTGATCAGGTTCTGCATTTGTGCTAAATCTATAGTAGCCGCCTATGACTTTTAGTTTAGCTTCAGGTATATGTCGCTTGACATGTGGCCAGATCATTTTAACCAGCGGAATCATTCCTTTGGTCACTGATGCATTATAAACAAACAAATTCTTATCTTTGGCTTTGATATCCACTTCGCGATTATAGATGCGTACACCGTTACGTGTGATGAACATCTTACGCTTTAGTACTTCGAAGTTTCGTCTGCGGCCATGATGACAGTTAGTAACATAGGTTAGGTGGAAATCGCTTAGTGTAAAGATGTCTGTAATTCTATCTGCAACAGCAAGCTCTTCGATCAAGTTATCGCCTAGACAGAATGTGTCGTGCATCCACAATACTCGCATTTTAGCTTTACTGATAATCCTGTCGTATAGATTCATAGACATGAATGGTACACTGCGATTATCGTTTAATCTCGGATAATCTTTCGGATCAGTGAATGGAATAATTGTGCGACTGCTTATAACAATATCAAACTCGTGATTGTTAGCTAGATCTGTAAGTGGCCTATAAGTTACTGTGTCGTACTTGCCAGGTACTGCATGATCAATGTTACAGTTATTGAACACTGTAACATCAAATCCAATTTGTGCGAGTTCCCTACTCATTAGGATAACAGCACTTTCGCTGCCTCCTAGTCCTTGTTTGAATACCGTAGTTCCGTCGTATGGGATGCCGATAATATCTATAATAGCTAGCTTCATGCTATTAATTATACAGTATATCTTAGTAGGGTCAATGATATTGATTTTTACTCATTGATCGGATAATGCTCGTGAAATTAATCTTTTAATAATCTAGGTAAGACTCTGTCAGTGCTGTAAAGTTAAGAAGTTTGGAAAGGACCTGCAGGTGCCGTGAAGTTAGCAGTGTAACGTGCTACACCATTGGTAATTCTGAAGTCACTAATGTATCCGTTCAAATAATCACCAGCCTGGCCTCCAAAGTTTTGAAACCCCAAAATTGCCAGAAGTTAAATTCAACAAAAACGGATACGAAATCCGTACAGATATCCTAGATATGGCAAAGGGACTAGTAAGCGAAGAATTTCATTCCAAATTTCAAGGTTGGGAAATGACTGCTACTCGTGACGAGAAGACTGGTCAGATCGTTACCAAAGTTGGTATGCCAGAGTTTCCAGGACTTGAAAAAGTTCTTGAGACAGCGGAAAAAATGTATAGTTTTGTCAATGCTGGTGCTAAGAAATAATTTTATAATAATAATATTAGGGCATAGCCCAAACATAATATAGTAAGTAATGAAAAAGGACCCGAAGGTCCTTTTTCTATAGTATTTCGCTGTTACTGAGTCAGGGAAACACCTGTAGGTGGTGTAAAGTTAGCAGTGTAACGGGCAATACCTAGGGTGATTCTAAAGTCACTAATATAACCATTGACACTATGAGCAGCACTAAAGCTACTGCCACCTATATATATAAGACCGGTAGCAGATGCAAAATTAGTTGAATTAGAAGTAGTGGAGCCAACTTGTGTTCCGTTAACAAATAATCTCAGTGATGTGCCTGATCTGGTAGCTGCTATATGAGTCCAAGTATTTGCTACTACTGCTGTGGTCGTCACATTTAATATAACCGCGTTTCTTGCGTCAAGCTTCAGTTGGGTGGTGCTCCAATCGTAACCAAATGACACTACCGATCCTCCATCGTCAGGTCGTAAAAACGAAGAAAATGTACTAGTGTTTGCCATGTTTACCCAAAGTTCTATAGTAAAGTCGCCTGTACCAAAATTTATAGAGGCACCGCCTATATAAGTCAAACTATCCCCATTACCGTCAAACTTCACGCTTTCTGTGCCGGTGAATTTAACTACTGTGGTGTCAATTTTAGCATCACCCACAGTTTCATAATTGTTCATTCCCGAACTGTCATAGACACCAGCACCGGTTCCGTTGATCAATAATACAGTGTTTCTAACTGCTGTTAATGGTGTGTTTTGTGGTACGAAATTTGAGGTGTAGAGTGCGGTACCTTTGACATATCTAAAATCGCTGATGTAACCAGTAACACCTACTGGGTTAAAAGCAGTCCAATTGGTTGAATTAACGCCTAACCATAATCCGTTAGGTCCAGCTAAATCATATCGACTACTCAATGGTTGTGCTGCACCAGGTGCGCTGACCGCTGTTCCTCCTACTCCATTTACATACACTTTAATAAAATTACTCGAACGAACTAGCGCAATGTGGTTCCAGCTATTAGTTGATAAAGTAGCCGACGACGGAAATAGCGCGGTATATTGTACAGAGCTCGTATTACTGCCGCCGCTGATAAAGATACTTGCGCTTTTGTTAGTAATCCAAATAACCCGCTCACTGTTATATGCTTCTTTGTAAGTGCCGTAGTTTGCTATTGTGTAATCTGCCAAACCGCTAGTTGAGTAAACCCATAACTCCATAGTGAAGTCTTGACCGGAAGCAAAATTCATTACGGATGTGGTATTGGTCTGAGCAGAACCAATCCAATCATTGGTACCATCAAAGCGTGAACTACCGCCAAACACTTGTGGTGTATAACGTTGTCTAGTAGTGTAAGCGACGTTGAATGGTGCGAATTGGGATGGTATCGTGTTACCAACCGCAGTTATTGCAAAATTGTTTGTACTGTTATCTATGAAAGTATTAGATTGGCAAGTCAATAAACTTGTACCTGCGATAGCAGTTAGTGGTTCAGTAGGTACTGTTATCGTAGTAGATGTAGCAGCGTAGGGAGCAGAACCAGTAGCACCATTATAAATCCTAACGTTACTAATATACCCCACATGGCCTCCGCCCCCAGCAATGATGCCAAAACCAATATATAAAGCACTGGCACTGGTTTTTGCAGCAGTGTTCAATCCGTTGAAAGATGTTGCCCTAGTGCCATTGATGAACAAAGCCCAGTCTGCATTTGTTTTGACCAATGCCAAGTGATACCACTGACCTGCAACAGGAACGGTACTAGAAGGAAGAACGCCGATCCCCGAGCTGCCAGGTGCACCAGAAGCTCCCCAATTTATAGCAATTTGACTAGATGCATTTAAATATATTGCCCAGTTTGAAAAAGAGACAGTATCTAATCCGCCGTTGTCAATGATAGTTCGGTTGGCACTAACAGTAGCAAAGTTTACCCAAAGCTCGCAACTAAAAGAATCTGTGCTACCCGAAGTGATATTAAATGCAGCATTTGATGGTACAGTTAAATAATCCCCAGTACCATCAAAGTAGTTGCTATAATAAGGTGTAGGTAATGAGGTTTCTGTAAAAGGACTGAACTTTTGCACACTGACATCACCCGCCTTGGTGACGGCAAAGTTGTTGGGGCTGGCATCGACGAGTCGATTGCGAGCACAGGTCAACAAACTTGTTCCAGCTATGGGTTGCAGTGGGGCGGTGCTTGGTGTAAAGTTAGCGGTATAAAGTGCGGTGCCTTTGACTAACCTTAAATTACTAATATAACCGGTAACATATTCAGATGTTCCGTCTGAATATGCTCCAACAGTCACTTGGCTTGCACCGTCGGTTAGTGCTCCTATTGTGCCGGTAGTTGCATCTAATACTCCGTTCACAAACAATCTAACAGTACTGCTGGATCGTGTAATTGCAACGTGATTCCATTGGTTGATGACTACCGCAGTGGTAGTTCCTGTTACATTGGTAGCAGCCCCTGAAAATTGTAGTCGACCAGCAGCAACATATCTAAAGATCCATGCATTACCGGTACCCCATTGTGCCAATATATTATTATTTCCTGAAGTAATAGAAGTTGGATACACCCAGCATTCAAAAGTAAAGTCATTAGTGCCCAATGTGAACGCAGCGTTGTCCGGAATACTTAAATAATCGCCAGTACCATCAAAGTAGTTGCTCCATCCACCACCGTAGGGACTGAATGTTCCTTGTGTAGTATTACCATTTCTTGTTATCAAGAAATTGTTAGTGCTGTTGTCAATGAACACATTGTTGTTGACTGGTTGATTGGTTTGGCAAGTCAATAAACTTGTACCTGCGATAGCAGTTAGTGGTTCAGTAGGTACAGTTAATGTAGTTTGTGTCGGATCGTAAACTGCTGTACCTATAACAACTCTAAAATTACTAATATAACCAAAAAACATCTGTGAAGCTGCACCGCCTATAGTTGCTGGTCCTGCTACATAATTTGTGCTGACTGTACCATTGACATTACGAACACCGTTAAAAAATATACTTGTTTGGTTTGCACCTGTTCCACTTCTTACAGCCACAATATGTAACCATCTATTTGTAACAAACGGACTTCCCGATGTTGCTATAGTATTGCCTACGCCGTATGTACCAATATTTAAATTTCCACCGCTATCTGTTTGTAATTGTATACCTCCGTTTGTAGTGGTACCAAATATAATAGCGTTTGTTGGTATTGATGTAGGATAAGCCCAAAACTCTATAGTAAAGGCACTAGTTCCGAGCGTCATTGATTGTGCCGTTAAAAAGTCCCCAGTACCATCAAAGTAAGTACTGCCGTATCCACTATAACTAGTATTGGGTACAAACGGATCAAACCCTGATATAGCCAAATTTCCATTTACTGTTAGTGCAAAATTGTTTGTACTGTTATCAATAAATCTATTGCTCTGACAAGTTAATAAAGTAGTACCTGCAATAGCAGTTAGTGGTACCGTAGGCGGTGTAAAGTTAGCTGTATAAACAGCAGAACCTTTGACTATTCTTACATTAGAAATATATCCGTTGAAGTCCCATCCACTGCCTGCATCTGGATTTCTACCAATGTAAAATGTACTTGCATTATCGGAGCCCGGGACAAGTGCGCCAGTAGCTGTTTGCGCTACACCGTTTAAGTACAGTATATTTGTTGTTCCGTCGTAACACATGGCAACATGATTCCACTGGTTCAAAGGAGCAGTATTGTTTGATAGTTGACTACTGCCAGTATTAAATAACCAAGTCACTTGTTGAGATGTGTTTACATCAAGTCGCCATCTTGCGGCGCCTGATGAAATTAATTGAACTTGTTTTGAGCTTGTTTGATAAAACCAACATTCAACAGTCCACGACCCGGAGCTTAGGTTAAATGCTACATTTCCCGGATTAGATATAAAATCACCAGTACCATCAAAGAAATTACTGTAATATCCAGGTGTATATGGACCGAAGTTATTTGGTCTAGTATCGCCAAATATAGATACTGGGAAGTTGTTTGTACTTGCATCGTCGACAAATACACTAGTTGCAGGGGAATTTGCACTAATCAATGTAGTGACATTTTTAAAGAAAGGGTCAGCGATCGTTATAGTAACAGTAAAGGCTCTGGGGCTTTCTTGTAATTCCACATCAATTGCTTCTATAGTAAAATTATAAAGTGTTTCAACACCCACTGCAACTAATCCAGTAATTAATCCACTGCTGGACAATGAAACACCGCTCGGTAAACTACTACCGGCTTGAACCGCATATGTTAGTGGTGAATCTCCGGTTGTTTCTAGTTGTATAGAGATGGCAGTATTTGCCGGTTGATCGGGCAATGTACTACCTGTTACCCAAGTAGGGTTTCCACTATAGGTTAACCCATTAACTCGTATTGCGACTCCACCATCGGGATTGACTACATACACTACATATGTACCCGCAACCTGTGCAGGAACCTGTACATTTAGGGTAGTACTATTTACAAATGTAACTGATGTTGCGTTTGCACTGCCTAAAATAACTTGACATCCTGAAACAAACTTAGTTCCTGTGAGTTTTATGTAACCACCGGATAGTAATACAGCGGTATCATCAATAATAGCATAACTGGCATCTGTTATTTGTACGTTGGTTAACGTAGGGCCGCCCAACGCGGCTAATGTTGCAGGTTGTATGTTGTCTTGACTAATTTGAGTAGGCATAGTTATACTATTGTTATTCCATTCGGTTTTACTGCAACTTTTCCATTGTCAGTGGTTGTGACATAAACAATGTAATTTCCCACAGCTAGTGCAGGTACTTGAATATTTATTCTAACAGAGCTTACAAATGTAACTGTGCTGGCCAGTGCTGTACCTATCACAACATTGATGTTACTTGAAAAATTAGATCCGTTGATGATTGCAAACCCACCTGTTGTGCCTATTGTGGTTCCGCCTGTTGCAATATAAGAACCATTAGCAACCTGCACGCTGGTAATTTTAGGGCCAGATATATATATAATATCCAATGTACTGGGCTGAATATTGTTCGATGATATTTGAGTAGTCATTTATTTAAATTTTGATCAAATAACGTTTCAAGACAGCGTGAGTAGAATCCAAGATTGTGTATCTTCGTCCCATGTATATGTTTCACCGTCAGTTGGATACGGTACTGGAGCAGTCCATTGGCTGGTATCTGTGTCAAGAACCCAACTTGGATAGGGACTGGGAGGTATAAATGCGTCTAATTCTAGATCATATGTATGGCCCGTGCCCGCATAATTTTTTCTAAAATTAGCATTGTAACTGGTTTGAACCCAATTTCCACCCAATAACTGTGTACAAAATTCTTGACCCAATTGTTCACTTTCATTACCGTTAGCATCCAATAAAACATCGTTGTTTACTACGATTACTTGAATTACTGAATTATTTTCATCTAGTTGGGCAAAATGTGCCATATCTTTTCCTTTAATATTTAAAATGTAATAGAGCCTGAGCCAATGAAGGAGTAGATTCTAAAACCGTTCAATAATGTAATAGTTGGACCACCAGTAGTAGATGTGGCCGCCGGGTACGCACTTGAGTATCTAAGTACCACAACTCCGGACGAACCGGCGGTACCTGTCGAACCTGTGCCACCACCACCACCGCCACCACCCGTGTTTGCATCGCCAGCAACTGGTCTATTACCTGCGGCGGTTGGAGCGCCTTGGCCACCTGGTGAATAAGTTACAGCAGAGCCCCTAATACCATTAGATAACCCTGCACCTCCGGCGGCCAGCACTATACCAGCACCGTTTGCGCCCACGCCGCCAGCTCCACCACCACCTGCGCCGCCGCCGCCGCTGGTGCCAGTTTCTGCTGTAGATCCACCGTTTCTACCGTAAACTCCGCCTGCACCAGCAGCGCCACTGGAGTTGGCGCCACCGCCTCCAGACCCATTTCCGGAACTATTTCCGGCACGAGTTGCAGCATAACTAGAGCCAGTACCACCGGCAGTTCCACCAAAACCTCCTCCATTGGCTGTGACAGAATACGCAACTGCTCCTGCTGTTGTAATACTGCTATTACCTCCGTTGGTTTGAGTTCTACTGGCCACGCCTCCAATTGTGCCGCCGCCGCCTACTGTGATGATATAGGTTTGGCCAATCTCAAAATTCTGAGAAGACAATGTTAAGTATGCGCCGCCGCCGCCACCTCCGCCGCCACGTGCATTATTTGCTCCGGCACCGCCCGCTCCACCCCCTCCGACTATAAGTATATCATCAACAGGTATACGAAACAGCGGCGGCCAGGTATTAGTTTGTCTAGCCTGCATTTGCTGAGTAACATTAAAAACTCCATTTATCGCCGCTACTGCGCTAATAGTTGGGGGTGTAGCCGATATTATTCCGCCAAGGTACCGTTTTACCATGTTAACTTATATCCTCATAACTACAAGTAACTATCAATGAATTTCCTGTCGCCGCCGCAGCGCCTAGACTATTGTTTTCTTCTAAATAGTACTGACTAGTTTTGTCAATAACGTTCAATGTTGCTCCCGCCGGCACCGCTGCATTACTTATAATTGCAAACGCAGCACCTCCTATGCTTGCAGTATTATACCAACTTACAGTTACATTGGTTGCTGTGGCTCCATAATTTGCCACGTTCAATGTGTTGACTTTCAAACATTTTCCACTATCTGATGGATTATTCAACACTGTAGTAGTTGATGTTGTGGTAAGACTAGTTCCGGTGGTCTTACCTGTAATTGTTGTTGCGCCGATTAAGTTTGGTGCTGTCATATTATCCTCCAAAGACTAAATTGTATCCTGCTATTGCTGCGTTGCTAGTTCCGCCGGATCCACCAGAGCCACCAGAGCCACTAATGATTATTTCTCTTATCTGTATGGCCATATTTGTTGTAGGTGCTGTGACAAATATTAAGTTTGTGCCACTAACAGTATAATCAGTTGTGGGAAACTGCATAATACCGTTTTCAAATACAAACACACTGTTTACAGTCAATCCGTTCGTAATGGTAAAGGTTGTATTACTACCATTACCTGTGTAATTTCTAGTTACAAAATTTATTGATGCGCTGCTGCCTTGACTACCTGTATATCCAATATCACCCTTTGAACCAGTATATCCCAATTCTCCCTGGGGTGGAACAACTTCCCAGCCCTCGCCATTAAACTTCCATGTTCTAGTTCCTAGAGTATAGAGAGCGTCGAGGGCCGGTGATGATGGAAAATTTAATGACATAATATTGTATACTTATCTGTTGTTTGATAACTGATTGTTACTTTTTAGAATGTTATGCTACCGGACCCGGTGAAGGTATAGATTCTAAATCCACCAACTGTGGTAATTGTAGGGCTTCCTGTTGTGGCTGATGCTGCATTGAATCTGTCTGGATAGCGAATGATGACAATGCCAGATCCACCACCACCGCCAGCACTGGTAGTGTTGCCGGCGCCACCGCCGCCACCACCTGTATTAGAAGTTCCCGGGGCAAACCCGCCGCTAGCTCTACCACCTTGGCCACCACCGCCAGCGCCTCCTGCAGGAAAAAAGCCAGCCGTTCCAGCAAAATGTCCGCCGCCTCCGCCGCCTGCATAGGTTACGGCATTTCCTGAAATAGCCGATGATGTTCCTGCGCCGCCAGCGCCGCCGCCAGTAGTATTGCCGGCAAATCCAGTACCACCTGCTCCACCACCACCACCAGCTGAAAACTGTGGGCTACCGGGACCTCCTTGTCCACCATTACTACCTTGAGACGGAGTTGTAGACGGGGTATTACCGTCGCCGGCAGCTCCACTAGTATAGGAGCCACCTCCTCCTGAACCACCCGCAGCACCTGCTCCGGCATTGCTAACACCACCTCTACCTCCACCGGTAGAAGTTATAGAAGAAAACACAGAGTTCACTCCGCTTGCAGCAGTAGTGCCGCCACTACCTCCTGCACCTACTGTTATTGTATAACTTACTTGACTTGCAATACTTAAAGTTCCGGTTCTAAATCCTCCTGCGCCACCACCACCATAATTGCTGCCGCCGCCGCCGCCAGCAACAACTAGATATTCAACTTCAGATACGATAAACCCCGGTGGCCATCTATTAAAGTTTTGCTGTTGTTCACTAATAGACCATATACCTGAAGATCCTAGCAGAGGATCTGGTGTATTCAACGAACCTATAAGGCCGCCATTATTCCTGCCCATTACTGAATTTCCTCATATGAGCACACTGCCTGTAGACGAGAATTGACCCCAGCAGTCAATCTCAATGTATCACCTTCTTCTAGATAAATTGATTTATTAATTACATCTAGTGTTGCATCAGCAGGTACAACTACAGTTTTGGCAATGTGATATGCAACACTGCTTCTAAACACATCTACAGTGACGGATTCATTATTTGTACCATCCACATTACTAATGTATAATGCGCTGATTTTCAACACAGTGTTGCTGGCAGTGCTGTTGGTAACAATAGCAGTTGCGGCAGTTGTTATTGATTGAACTGCGGTTTTTGGTGTAATTGTTGTTAAACTTAATAAATTTGGTGTTGCCATGTTATCCTCCAAAACTAAACACTGTGCCTAGTCCATAAACTTGTGAAGCGGTTAAGCCGCCCCCGCTGCCTGTCCCTACACTTCCAGTAAATCCAAGAGTACCTGGATTACTGAACTCTACCCACTGAGTAGAATTGCCGTCATCTATATAAAAATATTGTATGCCCGTGTCAGTATCAATCCAAACATCACCTAATGATGGTGTGACTGGTGGCGTCGCAGATATTGTTGCTACTACTGCTCCTCGACTACCAGTGAATCCGACTCCTTGACTACCAGTGAATCCAACTCCCTGACTACCAGTGAATCCTTGACTACCCACAAATCCATTAATACCTTGACTACCAGTGAATCCAACTCCCTGACTACCAGTGAATCCTTGACTTCCGTCATATCCATTAATACCTTGACTACCAGTGAATCCAACTCCCTGACTACCAGTGAATCCTTGACTTCCGTCATATCCATTAATACCTTGACTACCAGTGAATCCAACTCCCTGACTACCAGTGAATCCTTGACTTCCCACAAATCCAACACTGCCAGTAAATCCCTGACTACCGGTATAGCCAATATCCCCCTGCGGCCCAACAATGCTGCCAACTGCATTCCATGTTGAACCAGTCCAAACATTAAGATATCCATTGTCTGTTGTAATGTATCCGTCGCCTATATTGCCTGAATAAGGATCAGGTAACGCAGTGTAAGTAGAAGTAGACCCAACGATAGCCACAGAAGTTCCGTCATTTCCTTGACTACCAGTATATCCTTGACTACCAGTATATCCAATAACAGTGCTTGCCGAACCAGTGAATCCGACTCCTTGTGATCCAGTATAGCCAATATCTCCTTGACTACCTGTATAACCTTGACTGCCAGTAAATCCTTGACTTCCGGTATAGCCAATATCTCCTTGACTACCCACAAATCCAACACTGCCAGTAAATCCTTGACTCCCGGTATAGCCAATATCTCCTTGACTACCCACAAATCCAACACTGCCAGTAAATCCTTGACTTCCGGTATAGCCAATATCTCCTTGACTACCTGTATAACCTTGACTACCAGTAAATCCTTGACTTCCGGTATAGCCAATATCTCCTTGACTACCTGTATAACCTTGACTACCAGTGAACCCCTGACTACCAGTAAATCCCTGACTACCAGTAAATCCCTGACTACCAGTATAGCCAATATCTCCCTGACTGCCAGTATAACCATCAGCGCCATCTGAGCCATTAGTACCGTCTGTACCCGGGTCTCCTTGGCTACCTGTATATCCCGTATCGCCTTGACTACCAGTATACCCTTGTGATCCGTCATAGCCTCTAGATCCAGTATATCCGTAGCCTACACTGATTCCATTTCTGAATATCTCTCCGGCAATTTGTAGATCCTTACCAATGCCCGCGCCACCGGCAACTACTAACGCACCAGTTTCTGTTGATACGGAGTTAGTATCATTGTCCACTGTGAATACATCATCAGTGACAATAGATGTTGTAGTAATTGTAGTCAGCTGTATTGTTAACTTTTCAGCAACAATCTCACCACCTACATATAGGTTTCCGCCGATGCCCACTCCGCCTGCTACTACTAATGAGCCCGTAACAGTTGATGTTGACTGTGTTGCAGTTGTCAACACTATGCTGGCAGCAGTTATAGTAGAATTGGCATTTATTCCACTAGTGAATAACGTTCCATTCTGATATAGGTCACCGCCAAAGTATATATTGCCACCGACTCCTAGGCCGCCAGAAATAACCAATGCACCCGTTGTAGTGCTAGTAGATTCTGTGTCATTGACTATTGATAGGATACCGCTTACAGTTCCTGTAGTTATTGTAACAAAATCTAAAGTTAGATTAGTTAATGTTTGTGACCAATATCTTAAACCATCGATACTACCTAATAATACAGAATTGTCATCGTTGGGTAGACCCAAGTCAGGTTCCGCTTGACTTACATCTAAATATTCGTAGCGATCAACGGAGAGTTGCCCTCCGCTTAACTTTTTTATCTTACCGCTGAAGAGTCTGCTCTTACTCATTGCTTGTTTCTAGAATACTTAGAATTAAATTTACACTGTTATTGGCACCGGCGCTGGCAGTAACAGATGAACCTGTTTCGATTACCAATTTACCTGTAGTTACTTCAGCCGCATCATTAACAGGGATTTCAAAATCTTTTAACATGACAAAATTTGTATCATTTTTAATCAAGGTAAATCTAACAGTAACTGGGTCATTACCTATGTTGTTTGCCTGAGCGCCTAGTACGATGGTAGTAATATCAGCCGGCGTTTCATATATTGTCTGCGTCGATGTTGTTAACTCGAATGCCATAGTTTTAAACGAATTTAAGGGTAGCGTTGCCATTTTTTAGGATCCTATTGCCAGTATATATGGCGTCATTACTGCGAACAGACTCTTGGTAAATGTTCTACCAGATATTGTTCCTATGCTGTTATTTATAACCAGGTCATTACCAATACGGAAATCTCCCTGCTGGTCTGTACCGGTATAGTAGACTTTCCCCCCATCTAATGCCACTGCTTGATTATCACTGTTGGGTTCACCGCCTAGATAGGGCAAGGCCGAATTGATGTTTATACCTGCACCAATCCATTCAAAGTTGTGTGCCGAACTCTGTATTTGACTGTATTGATGGAATGATACCACAGTGTTGTCCGCAACAGCCGGACTAACTGACGACTGTAAGGTAACTGTGCTCGAGTAAGCGTTTTCTAATATGTTAGATACGATTGCTACTAATGCCTGTGCTCTTGCTGATTCAGTAGATGTTCCTGCTGTGGTACTAGTATTCTGCACTACACTAGACTGCAATGGAGTAACGGCTGTTGCTAATATACAATCATCTACAATTGTACTGATAAAATCATATGCTGCAATAGTAGCAGGTTTTTCTTCTAATGGTATTCTAAACACTGCTCCGTCGTAGTAGGAATCGGCAGCATCGGCAGTCTGACTATTGCCCCCGTATAATACATCGTAACTTACTGCATCTATAATATATCCTACATCTCTCTTGCAGGTGCCTGTATTGTAGACAAGAGAAGGATATTCATCAGCAATATAGGCTATAGTTTCTTCTGCAATGAATGCTCTATTAGACTGAAGTAAAGTAACTGCATTAACAGTAGAAGTACTTGCACCTGTTGGTGTATTATAAGCCAGTGCAGGCGCTGCCGATTCGCCATTCTCTAATATGTTTAATAATATATCAAACAGATTAGATGTGCGTGTATAGGCAGTAGTTGCCGGAGTTAATAAAGCCAGTGTCTTGGTTTTTAAGAAACTGATAGCACTTAATGTTTCAGTTAATTGATCTTCTACGACTACTAAACTTGCTGCTCTATAATAACTCGTGCCTGCTTTCACAGTTTGATAGTTAGTGTTTAACACCATGTCGTATGCCACAGCATTTAAAATGTCACCTACGTCTCTACTGCACTTGAATTGATTAAAATCAAATCCTGGAAATGTTTCAAGAACATGATTAATAGTCATCACCTGTAATTTTGGCTTTTCGTTGAGTATAACTTGTCTAGAATTTCTTAAACCTGCATCTTCTGCTGTTAATATAGGATAGACAATGTCTGTGTTGCCCGTTTTAAATGCAGTTGCACTGACAATGGTATAGTATGTACTAGTACCGAAACTGATAGCATCTCCCACGGATGGTTTAATACTTAAATTATCAATAGTAATTGTTCTACCACTAGATGTGCTGACTACCTTGCCTGTGTATTTTGCGGGACTTACTCCTACTGCTTTTAATGCATAGTTACCGAAACTGCTGTTACTGTTGGTAATAGAACAGAATCCGCCTGTTTCACACAAAAATCCCACATCGCAGCAAATGGTAAACACTGACACTAAAGATGCATATCCACTGTTTAACATATGTATGCCGATGCCGCCCTGGTTATACTGCGTGAACGCATCAACCATCATACTCTTTGTACCCAGTGCATGATCCCCGTCAACACGCATACCAGTACCGCTGCTGGTCATACTGGTGCAGTTTTGCACATATGGACTAGTAGATATAACACCTGCACTACCGTCCGGATCAAATGCCACTGCTGCGGAGGGGCTTACATGATCCTTAAATGTCATGTGTGCTAGGTAAGATCCATTGTTTACGTAGAATAAGTCGTTAGTGGGAGTTTGTGGACGAACTGTAACAGATCTTAAATTATCACCAATTACAGATACAAAATCTGGTACTGTGATAGGATTTGCTTCAGTGTAGTCCCCGCTCTTGACAAAAACTGTAGTACCGCGAGTAGCAATAGCTAACGCTGCTTTGATAGTTCTTTTGCTTAAATTTAGTGCAGTTCCAGAATTTGCATCGTTGCCGCTTTCACTAACATACAGAACATTATCGACTGCAATGTTGCCCACGCTACCTGCATAACCTACACTACCTGTATAGCCGCGAATCCCGCCGTAGTCTAAATCTAGCCAGTTGTCCTGGCCGTTACCTATTTTAAACAGATCAGTATCTGTTTCTATACCCATTTCGGCTACAGCTAGGGCAGGGTTAACGCTAGCCCATTCCGCTGCTGTCCCCCTTTTAAATTGAATCTGTATTGCCATTTTTATATATTCCAGTTGACAGGATATTTATTCTAAACAATGTAGCCTGCATCTAAGGCAGTAATGCCCACATGATTTGAGTCCGGAGTCCCGCCATCGTAATTACCGGATGCGCCGCTGCCACCCGATATAGTAACTACGACGGCTCCTGTGCCACTTGACACAGCAGACACTCCGTCCCCTAAGAATGTGATACTTGTAACGGTGTTAGTTATAGTAGTTGTTTGATCGACAATTTTAATAGAAGATCCTGATCCGGCGCTACCAGTGTAACCAACAGCAGCATATTCACCCGGGATACCTTGGCTACCAGTGTATCCTAGATCGCCCTTACTTCCGGTAAATCCAGTTTCACCTTGACTACCGGTAAATCCAGATCCTTGACTGCCGGTGTATCCAATACTGCCAATAAATCCAACTGATCCCACAAATCCAGTTTCACCTTGACTACCTGTGAATCCGGTTCCTTGACTGCCGGTGTATCCAACTGATCCCACAAATCCAGTTTCACCTTGACTACCTGTAAATCCAGCTCCTTGGCTACCAGTAAATCCAATACTGCCAGTGTATCCAACTGATCCCACAAATCCAGATTCGCCTCGACTACCTGTAAATCCAACTCCTTGACTACCTGTGTAACCTAAATCGCCGGCAATACCCTGACTACCAGTGAAACCTGTAATGCCTTGACTACCTGTAAATCCAATACTGCCTGTATAACCTTTACTACCCGTAAAGCCCTTGCCGCCGGCAACAGGTGTAAACACAACAATTAAATTAAACGTTGCTGATGCTGTTTGTGGAACTGTGTCTTGCACTGTCACAGTAAAAGCAGCAGAATTCGTCAGTACAGTAGGAATACCAGTGATAAATCCTGTAGCAGTGTTGAAACTTAGACCTGCAGGAAGATTAGGACTGATAGAATAAGTAACTGCACCAAAGCCCCCGGACACGATCACTGGCTGAAATTCTGTTTCAGCGTTTAATTCTAAAGCAACATCGCTGTTTTGCGGTGCAGCAACTAACGACGGAGGAACAGCATCATTTACTACTAAGTTAAAGTTAGCCGACGCAGTTATGCCCACACTGTCCAATGCAGTTACTGTATAAGTTGCTGAGGATTCAGTAGTAGGGGTTCCTGTAATTTGTCCGCTGGCGGTGTTAAATGTCAATCCGATAGGAAGCGAAGGACTAATGCTATATGTTTTAGATCCAGTGCCGCCTGTAGCAGTGACAGGGCTGACTGCTGTAATTTGAACATACTCTGTCAATACAATAGTTGGATTATTAACTACGGCAACTAACGGTTGTGCGATTACAGATAGACTAAAAGTGTTACTGCTGGTTTGCGATAAACTATCAGTTACTGTAACAGTAAAATTAGTAGAAGTTAATAGTGCAACAGGTGTTCCTGTTATTCTTCCTGTGCTGCTGGCAAATTGTAAACCAGTTGGCAAACTCGGGCTGATAGAAAATACTAGTGTACCATCGCCGCCTGTGGCAGTAACTGGAATAACGGGTGTGATCGTTTGACTTATAACTAGCTCAACTGACGCAGTACTCAACACAGTGTTAACTGGCGGAGGATCTATTACAGTTAACAAGAATGTGGAAGAATTTGAAGACCCTACACTGTCAGACACAATAACAGTAAAAGATGTAGCTGTCAACAAAGAATTAGGTTTACCGCCAACGAGTCCAGTGTTGACATTTAATGTCATTGTTGCAGGTAATGAAGGGCTTATGCTGTAAACCAAAGGAGCAATACCTCCAGCGCCGTTCACTGGTTTAAATGCTGTTGTTTCTTTTGTTCTTGTTGCAGTAGTTGAAGCAATCACCGTTGTTGCAGTAACAGGTGGATTGTTCAACGTTAAATTAAATTGTTTACTACTGACTTGTGCAATAGAATCATTTGCCGTAATAGTATAAGTTTGGTTAACTAATACTGTGGCAACACCGCTGATTCTACCGTTGCCACTGTTAAAACTTAATCCTGCGGGCAAACTTGGGCTAATAGCAAAACTTATTGAACCAAAGCCGCCGGATGCGCTTACCGGGACTATGCTGATTGTGTCGGTTACTCTGTTAAATGTAGCAGACGATATAACCAAAGTGGTAGTTAATGGTGGCGGCTCATTTACTGTTATTTTAAATGTGTTGCTGGCTGTTTGACTTAAACTGTCTGTAACAGTAACTGTATAAGTTGTTTCTGTTGATACAACTGTAGGGGTTCCAGTGATCTGTCCAGTTGAAGTGCTAAATGCTAGCCCTGCAGACAAATTTGGTGCTACGCCGTAAGAATAAATTAAAGACCCGCCTGTAGCAGTCACTGGTGTAAATGCTGAAATTGGTACAGTTCTAATCAGTGTCGAACCTGCAACAGATTGTTGTGCTTGTAATGGAGGCGTTTCAACTGTTAAACTAAAACTCTCGCTAGCAGACTGTGTAGCCTGATCTGAGACTGTTACAGTATGATTGGTAGCAGTACGGAAAATAGTAGCGGTGCCTGATACCTGTCCAGTTGCTGCGTTAAAATTTAAACCTGTAGGGAGTGCTGGATTAATTGCAAATGTCAGTGTACCAAATCCGCCAGTTGCAGTTATTGGAATAAAAGGAGTGTCTGCTAGATTTTGAACCAGTGTCTTAGTACCAATACTGGAAATTATCAATATAGGTGCAGGGTCTACTTTAAGACTAAATGTTTTGCTGCTAGTCTGTGGGGTACTATTACTGTCAGTTACTGTAACAGTGTTGTTGGTGTTAGCACTTACAACTGTAGAAGATCCTGTTATTTGTCCAGTCGCAGTATTAAATGACAATCCTGAGGGCAAGCTAGGACTAATTGCAAATGTCAGTGTACCTTCGCCACCACTTGCAGTTACCGGTGTAAAGGGAGCACTAACTTGCGAATTCTGAATCAATGTTCTAGAAGAAATCGCCAGTGTCGTTGATAATACAGGTGGGCCAACTAGAATAGTAAACTGTTTTGATGTAGTTTGTGTTGCTTGATCCGTTATGGTAACTGTATACTGCGTCTGAGTAGAAGTAACAGTAGGACGACCAGATATTTGACCAGTTGTAGTACTGAATGTTAATCCAGCAGGTAGTGCCGGACTAATTGCATAAGATAAAGTTAAATACCCACCGCTAGCAGATACTGGAGTAAATGCCGTAATGGTAGTATTTTTAATGAATGTACTAGTTGCAACTAGTAGTGTTGAATTAAGAGCAGGTAATGCTTCAACTGTTAAACTAAAAGTTTTGCTGCTAACTTGTGAAGGACTACTAGAGTCAGTAACTGATACAGTGTAAGTCGAAGCTGCAATGGCTTCAGTGGCCGTGCCCGATACTACCCCAGTTGATGTGTTAAAACTTAACCCAGCAGGCAATGCTGGACTAATTGAAAATGCTAAAGGCGTTATACCACCGCTAGCAGTTACTGGAGTAAATGCTGTGAACGCAATAGTTCTAATTAGAGTTCTACTAGAAACATTTTGTACAGTAATTAGCGCCGGAGGAAGTATTTCTAAACTAAAAGTCTTACTGCTAGTAGCACCAGAACTGTCGCTAACAGTAATAACAAAATTATTCTGTGCAAAAGATACAGATGGTGTTCCTGAAATAAATCCTGTTGCAGTATTAAATGTTAGTCCTGCAGGTAATGCAGGATTGATAGAATATGTTAAAGTTCCAATTCCGCCTGTACCATTAACTGGTTTAAATGCGGTAATAGATAAATTTTGTGTAAGTGTTCTACTTGCCGTGTCTAGTGTAGAACCCAATTGGGTTGCTCCTGCGGCAACAGCTAATGTAAATGTTGCACTGCCTGTTTGACCGCTAGCATCTGTAAAAGTCATTACATATGAAGTAGATGGCGATGCTACTGTAGGAGTTCCGGCGATAACAATATCAAGATAGTTGTACCAGTAATTAACTGTGTCCGCTGCTGTTATCGATTTAACAGTAGCATCAGTGATACTAACAGTTGCACCTGTATTCCACGCAACCTGTCCTATCGGTGATGTTCCTCCGCTTAGACTAGGATTAGCATTATATCTAAGCGTGATTGTGGATACTGTAACAGCAGTACATTCCCATATTCCGTTGTAGCTGGTTTTAGTTTGTCCTCTTACTGCGTAAAAACTTCCAGCAACAGGAGTTTGTCCGTTAGAAGTATATTGATATGTTACAGACCACGAAGTTCCAGATCCTGATATAGTAGGAGCAGTGCCAGAGACATTTAGATCAACTCTAGTTTTTTTAATAGCAAGTCCAGCAGGCAGTGCAGGATTGATACTAACATTTAAAATTTCAGTTGGTATCGCACTTCCGCCGTACACACTTACCGGATTAAAGGTGGCCAGTGTGCCTTGTGTAAAATTCAATGTAGGAACTAAGGTCGTTGCTACAATATTAGGCGGAGTAGGAGGTGAAGCTAGACCGGGAAATCTAGAACCTGTTACGCCCAGGTAAGGTTTTGTTAAATCGTAGTTGCCCAGTGTAATCTTACCAGCAGACAACCCAGTACCTAATACGCCCGTTCTGGCAGCGCCGTTTTGGTTGATATAAGCGTCTTGAGCACCGAAGTAATTGTCACCTGCTACAGTAGCGGGTGCAGGTTGAGCTGTTGGATAGGGAAAGTAATAAATGGTCACAGTATTATATTTACCCTATTTTATTATGCTCTCACTGTCAAGTCTAATATGTCAAAATATCCTAATCCAGTATCGTAACAAATGAATATAGCAGCATTGACATCATCATAGTAATAGTCACCGGGTTTAAGATCGCTTAGGCTTAATCCGTTTGCAGCATCTGCATTGGTATACATTCTAGGTGCAGCTGACAGTTGTCCCGAGCCATCTGGAAATACTAGGGTGTAACCCGATTGTATAGTAATAGAACCGATACCGTCTGAAACAAGACCTTCTACGGCACTACCTGTATAGCCAATGTCCCCTTGACTACCTGTATAACCATCACGTCCTATTACACCGTCAACACCTGCACTACCTGTGAATCCAATACTACCTGTATAACCTAGATCACCGGCGCTGCCTACATCACCTTTTTCTCCTTGCGAACCTACATAACCTACGTTGCCTCTCGAACCTACATAGCCCACATCGCCTTGTGAACCTACATAGCCCACATCGCCTTTTTCTCCCTGCGAACCTACATAACCTACGTTGCCTCTCGAACCTACATAGCCCACATCGCCTTGTGAACCAGTATATCCATCTATGCCTTGGCTACCAGTAAAACCAATACTTCCAGTATACCCTAACTCTCCCTGCGGTCCTACAATATTTCCAACATCTAACCAATCATCACCGACCCAAATGTTTAAGTGGCCATTATCAGATGTAATGTATCCATCACCGATATTTCCTAGATAGGACCCGGGGAGAGTTGCGTAGGTAGAAGTACTACCTAAAATCTGTACACTAGTACCGTCAGTACCTCGACTACCCACATAGCCCACATTTCCCTGACTACCTGTAAATCCTAATTCTCCTTGTGAACCCGAGTATCCAATGCTTCCAGTAAAACCTAGATCACCTTGACTACCTGTAAATCCTAATTCACCTTGTGATCCGGTAAAACCTTGTGATCCAGTATATCCACGACTTCCAGTAAATCCTATATCGCCTTGACTACCAGTAAATCCAGTATCACCAACTGATCCATCAACACCGGCACTTCCAGTAAATCCTATATCGCCTTGACTACCAGTAAATCCAGTATCACCAACTGATCCATCAACACCGGCACTTCCAGTAAATCCAGTATTGCCTTGACTACCAGTAAATCCAGTATCACCAACTGATCCATCAACACCGGCACTTCCAGTAAATCCAGTATTGCCTTGACTACCAGTAAATCCAGTATCACCAACTGATCCAGTATAACCTACATTCCCTTGACTACCTGTAAAACCTTGACTGCCTGTGTAGCCCGTATATCCGAGATTTCCCTGAGATCCAGTGTACCCGGTATCTCCACGCGAGCCTGTATAGCCAATATTACCCTGCGAACCTGTATAGCCTGTAGGGCCTTGTATTTTTCCTACATCAACCCAAACTGTCCCGTCCCATACCCATAAATTTCCAGTGGCTTCTTCAATAAATCCATCACCGGAATCGCCTGCGTAACTAGTTTCCAATTGAGTACTATTAGATACGCTGCCTGTAATAGTAACGCCACTACCCGAACCATTAAATTGCAGTAATCTGCCGCCAGGGGTAACGCCGTCACCTATGCGTAGGTCCCCTAATGTCTCATCATACCAAATTGTGCCCTTGTCCCCTACCCAGTCGTAAGAATTGACAGTTATTATTCTACCGGCTTGTATTTTATAGATTGGCATAACGATATTTATCGTATGCTGTTATCTTGACATTAATGCTTTTAGTTGTTGAATAATGTCGTTCTGCTCAGGGGGCTCTTCGCCCACTGTTTCCTGACCTGTTAGTTTGTCTATAACAGGGCTGTCTTTGCCTGCTGCGGCTTTAGCAAGTTCTAGTTCTTGCTGCTGTGGGCTGATCATCACAGGATTTTGCTGCAATTCTGTATCGGCTTCCTCGGGTGGGTTTTGACCAGCAGCATTAACCACAGGATCTTCATCACCATTAATTGTAATGGTAATAGGTACATTAATGGTGAATTCTTTTGCTCTCATGATGTATTTAGTTGCCGGTTACTTAATCCGGCGCCGAATTTTTTATGGCTCAGCAGTGTAATTACGCCGGCAATTTACGTTTGCTAGACGGACGCCTGCCCGGTGGGCTAACCGTTACGACAACGGACCTAAGGTGGTTTAGTTACACCAACTTTGTTTAGCATCGCCGTAATATTCGCGTGCTAGACCGTTGGCAATTAATCCTTGACGAATGCTCTGTCCATTGACTAAGATGTCTCCTAGAATGCGACCGCCAAACTTGTCCCAACCGTAGATGATAACTTGATGTTTAGGGTGGGATTGAATCGCATGTGTGGTAAATTTGCTGGCCACTAATGCTCTCTCGTTTTCTTGCGGGCACTGTGCTCTGTGTCCTTTTTCCGGAGTATCAACACCAAATATACGAACTGCTAGTTCTGGCTTTAGTGGAGCAGGAAGGAATGGTGCTGCAATCACAATAGTGTCACCGTCGCTTACACGTATAATCTGTGCGTCATAAGTTGCACCTTTAGGTGTCTTTTGTGCTAGAGCAGGAACTGCCGCCACTGCTAATAATAGGGTTAATAATAGTTTTTTCATAATGTATTTAAGTAATTTCTTGCCAGCCAATTTGTGCCAGCACGTCTGCGTTGTTTGATGTTGCTGCCATAGTTAGTGTCACAATATCGCTGACTCCTGCCAATGTTCTGCCTAACTGAAACGCAAACGCATCTGCTCCTAGTTCCGATAGTTCTCTACTGCTGACATAACCAGTTTGTAGTTCTATACCGCCCGAAACTCCTGTGGCGGCCGTGTCATATTCAACAGTTCCTGAAGTACTGGTTCCTGCCCAAGTAGCACCAGTTAGGGTAGGGTTTAGCACCAATCTCCAACGATAGTAATTCACTGTGGGACTCAGCACATCCACTTGTCTGGGCAACACAATAGCATCTAATCTTGTGCTGGCCAATCTAATGCTGACCAACGGATAGTATGTTCCGGCATTGACCAATCTCAACACACTGGTGCCACGTCCTGCTGATTCGCTGTAGGTAAATGCGTTGTAGCCACCTTCGCTGATTACAGTGGAGCATATCTGTCTCATCATACTGGATGAAGCAGTGGCTCCAGTATTGGTTATTTCATAACGCACTGGCAGTACAGCCGTGGTCATATAAGTGGTGGTATTATTCACAACATTGGCATGATGGAATGTGTGGCAAAGCACATAAGCACCGTTGACAACAAATCCACAGCGAACACTTCCCACGCCCAACCACTCAATGTCTGTCCAAAATATCTGTGTCCTGTCTACATTTAATGCGGCGAATGGATTGTCCCAAGCGTCTTGTCTTATCCTATCTTCAACCAACGCACCTGTACTATAACTTCTTATTACCAAATAGTTATATGCGCCATCATTTTCAAAATAGACTCCGTTGTTGGTGGTAAAATATCCCACACGCTGACGCAGGTTGGCCTTGGGAGTGTTCATGGCAAAAGTGGCCAACACCAGCAGACTCTTGCCTGGCTGATAAGGAAAAACTCTTTTGGTTTCTCGTATGACACTGGATCCATTACTTGTGCTCACTGCCAGTCTAAATGTAGAACTGTCTGTTTCGTAGACCACTGTGCCGCCAGTGCTGGTGCTACTGCTAAAATCATTGTGGTCGTAATATCTTGCTCTACTGTCAAACAGTGTATAAGGCTCACTGACTCGCAGTCTACCAAACGCATCAGTAGATCCTGTGCCCAATGTAAATGTGTTAGTGCCAGTTAGTGTGGCAGTTACCGTACCACTGACGGGTATAGGATTACCTGAATCGTTTTTAATCTCTACTTCCGGAAGGCTTGAGATAGCAACTGTGCCAGTTATAGTCCACGGTATTGTACCTTGGTATACTGTGGAGGTGGTTGGAAAGTTAGTTACAGCAAAACTGGTGTTGCTGATTGTCAGTGTATTGCTTACAAATACAGTTGAAGTAAAATTACTTACTGTGACTGTTCCTGTGATAGCAGGTAGAGAAGAAATATTTACAGTTGATGTAAAATTGCTGACTACAACTTGTCCGTTGGTTCCTATGCTAACTGTCCAGGTGCCTTCTTGACGAACACTAATGCTTTCTAATGCAGCCAGTGTTGATGTACTTAAACTTACAGTGTCAACAATAACATCACCTTCAAGATTGATACCATCAACATGTACACGAGCCACGGGTTGCCCCTGGCTGTTGTACTGCATAGTCTTATGAATATTTAGAAGATTGCTCTCCTGTGGATGTTCATAGGCTGTGCTGTTCTGATAGCGATCAACCGCCATAATTAATCAGCGTCGATAAGTGTAACGTAACCTAAACCCGTTGGACTGATAAACGCAACGTGCGTTCCTGTAGTAACATTAAAATCCATCATAGAGTTTGCAGGAACTACACAGCTGGCAGTCGTTGCAGCAACAGTTCCTGTACCGAATGACATGAACTGGCTAGTACCGTTGGTTACTACAGTAATACGTCTTGCGGTAATTGCTGTATTAACACTGGCTGCACCTGTTTGCAGTGTGGTGAATTTTGGAGTGGCGCTATTGCTAGCATAAAGGGTGTGATATCTACTCATTGTTATTCCTTGGTTTGAAAGTTTGGATACATGCTTACGCTGTCTGATCTAATGTCACTAGGGTTTTTAGGACCGTTTAGTCCGCCTAGCCCTGCGGCTGTGGTCACGCTGTCAATGCCTTGTACATGCACGTCTGGACTGTTGTCATACATGCCAGCAGATTTAACTTCTACAGGTTCTGCTGATAATTGTGCAAACAGTTGTGCAAAGGCACCACCGATCGGATCTTGCTGTGTAGATTGTTGGGCGCACTCAACTTGATCAATAAGATCCAGTACGCCACGAATAATTTCAGTTGCTCTCATAATGTGTATTTACTCGTAAGTTAACACTGATTAGACTATGTTGATAACATTACCCATTACGCCATGGATAGTGCATTGATAATACAGTGTAGATGGTGCATTCATTGGCACAGTAAATGTCTGTGTGCCTGCTTGACTGCCTGAAACGCCGTCAGTATAAGCTGCGCCGCCGTCACTTACTCTAATAGCAAAGGGATGACTGCCACCCGTAGTGTTGATAAAAGTATAGGTAAATCCTCTGTATAGATATAGCACAGGATCATTAGTGTTGCCTGCAACTACACCGGGTCCGCTGAATACGTAATCACTAGTTCCAGTAGATGATACTGACCACGTAATAGAAGCACTAGGGCCAGTTGGCCCTGTATCGCCTTGTGGTCCTTGTGGTCCAGTTACTCCTTGTGGACCAGTTGGACCTACGTTTCCTTGAACGCCTTGTGAACCACTTGGCCCAGTTGGCCCTGATGGTCCAATAAATCCTATGCCGTTTGCTCCACTAGGTCCTGATGGCCCGGTTGGCCCGGTGGGTCCTGTGGCCCCGTCGACTCCTGTGGGTCCCGATGGCCCAGTAGGACCCGAAGGTCCTGCTACTGCGCTTGCCGGTCCTGCTGGTCCAGTGGCGCCTGATGGGCCAGTAGGTCCTGTATCACCAGATGGTCCTTGTGGACCAGTTGGGCCTGCACCTGTAGGTCCTGTATCGCCTGGAATTCCTTGAGCACCTGATGGTCCAGTTGGACCAGTTGGACCTACAGCTCCTTGAACACCCTGTGGGCCAGTTGGACCCACGTCTCCTTGAACGCCTTGTGGACCTTGCGGGCCACCGGATGGGCCAGTTGGACCCACGTCTCCTTGAACGCCTTGTGGACCAGCAGGGCCAGTTGCACCAGTAGGCCCCTGTGGACCTACGTCTCCTTGAACGCCTTGTGGACCTTGCGGGCCACCGGATGGGCCAGTTGGACCCACGTCTCCTTGAACGCCTTGTGGACCAGCAGGGCCAGTTGCACCTACCGATCCTTGACCACCGGCAGGGCCAGTTGGACCCACGTCTCCTTGAACGCCTTGTGGACCAGCAGGACCAGTTGGACCTACAGCTCCTTGACCACCAGCAGGTCCTTGTGGGCCAGTTAGTCCTTGTGATCCGGTACTTGCAACTACAATACCATTTACACTTATATCACCTTCGAGTGTAACTTGCAAAGGAATACCGCCAAAATATACGGTGCTAGTCCCAACATACAAACTACGCCATTGTTTATCAGCACTACCTAAATCAAATCTTATATCATCTGTTGGAATTAAACTGTTTTGCACTTGTAAGTCTGTACCTGTTGCCAGTGACCCTATCTTTGTAAACTTAAATGTTCCTGTTGATGAAAGCTCCGATGAAACTATGCTAGTAGTAGTAGTTCCGGAGTTAGTAAAAAACATAAACTTGGCAGTGGGGAAAGTCCCTGTGTTTTCAACTCGAACGTGTATTCTTGCGGGAGCCATGAATTGTGTTGGAGTTCGAGTTGAAAACACAAGCTCTGCAATATTATCATTTTCTAACAAAGGTGTTGGTGCAGTTGCTGTTCCTCTAGTTCTAACCCATCTAAAATCTAATGCATCTGGTTGATCAAAGTGTTGTGAAAATGACCAACCTGCGGCACCTGGTATAAAAAGTTCTCTAGACCAAGCAACACTTGTACCAGTATTAGAGGTAGCACCACCAATAAAAATTACCTGACTATCGAAATTGTAAGACATTGCTAAACTAGGAGAAATTTCTGTATTATTAGTTGTTCCGTAGAGTGCAAATCTTCCAAATTGACCAGGATTTACTCTTCCTTGTCTAATACCATCTATACTAATTCCGGTTGTTGGATCTACAGATACTTGGTAATTGTCAAAGTACATGGATGTAGATGCTACATGTATCGTTCCACTGTTTAGGTATAGATTGCCTTGTCCAGTTAGTTCTAACTTTTTAACCCAGGTAGTTTCCTGTCCGGTGGTAGGGACTGTATAGGTTTCAAATGAATTGTCAGCAACACCGATACCGAATAATGTCTGTGAATCACCCGGTCCCGTATCCCCTAGAAATAAAACTTGATTTATGTTTGCATCTTCATTTACTAAAACTGTTGATTGCTCGTATGCCGAGGCGAATCCGTATGCTCGATATTCACCTCCGGTAAATGGAGTTGATTCTAAGTGACGTATTCTACTATAATTGTCACTATCATAACCTCCAACAACAATAGCTTGACGAATGGTAAGTGTGTTAACATAGACGGTATTCCATCTACGTAGGTCAGATCCTAAGTTAAATTGGTTACTAGCATTGGGTAATACATTACCGGAAGTTACTAAGTTTCCAAAGCTATTTAGACTAGTAACAAAAGATCCGTTAACCAGAGACGACGTGGTTGAAAATCCGCCCCCGGTACCGGCAGGGCCAGTTGGGCCAGTCTCACCTTGTGGCCCAGCAGGGCCGGTAGGACCGGCAGCTACAGTAAATTGAACAATATTTAATGCATCATTATATACAGCAGTCATGCCACTATGACTACTATGAACTAATAGCGTAGCACCAGCGTCTGCTACTGCTTCTGTAAAATCAGTACCAGTTGTTCCTAGCAGTGTGGCAATTTCTGTAAAATTTTGATTTACTTTGATAAATGCAGATCGTATGCTGTCACCGTCGCCTGAGTTTGCATTAGAACCTGTATTGATAACTTGAATGGTCATTTTTATAATCCTGCTAGTTTTCTAATTGACTCTAACTGATCCGGTTTCTCTAGAATCTTGTCATAATCTTGCATAGTGAGTACACCCTTGTTCTTAATAGCCAAAATGTTAGTGATAACAAAGTGCAGGTCTGCATCCGATTTTACGTCCTCGCGGGCTAGTTCTAAAATTCGAGTAAGTAATGGAATATCCAATGTTACTGTATCAACAGCATCTGCGGACTCCTTTACTGTAATATTTGGTTTGGCAGGGTTTACAATGCCGGAATGTATAAAAGTTGAGTGACTCATATGACTATTTAGTTGCTCTTTATGGTAAATGACTGTATAATAAATACTGGGTCACAACAACCTTTGAAAGTAGTAAATGAGTTCGACATTATTGTTAAATGCAGACGGAGCCCCGATTTCTTGGCTACCGTTGAGCACAATTTCCTGGGAAGAATCTATTAAGTTCATAGTGCTTGAAAAAGCCACTGTGTTAGATGTCTACGATAATTGGGTCGTGCATAGTGCAAACTGGGAAACACAGGTTCCTGCCGTTATGATTCTTCGCGAGTACGAAAAGCGCAAGACTGCAATTCGTTATTCCAAACATAATGTGTTCCTTCGTGATGGCTATACATGCCAGTACTGTGGGGATGATGTAAGCCGTAAAACAGCCACGTTAGACCACGTGCTGCCAGTTAGTCACGGTGGTAAGACTACCTTTGAAAACACTGTCTGCGCCTGCGCGAGCTGTAATGCAAACAAGGGTAACGACAAGAAGATTGTGCCAAAGCACAAGCCAGTTAAGCCCACCTACTATCAATTAGTAGACAAGCGTAGACAGCAAAAGTGGGATATACCACACCCATCGTGGGCCAACTACTTAGGATAAAAGAAAAGCACCGTAAGGTGCTTTTTTTATGACCCAAATTTTATTTTGAACGATATACTATACGACATTTAGTTAAGTCGTATGGGCTCATTTCTACCCTAACTCTATCCCCTAACAGTATTTGAATTCTGTTCTGTCGCATCTTGCCCGAGATGAATCCCAGAACTGCGGAACCTTGTTCCAACCTTACCCGAAACATTGCGTTGGGTAGTACTTCTTCGATCCTGCCCTCAAGGCTGATCATATCTTCTTTAGCCACGATTAAACACTTTCTCCTTTAAGTCCTTTAATGACCATTTCTTTAGCTCTCCTATCTAAATCAGCTACTTCAGCTTTGTGTATATTTACTGCCATTTGAATCATAAAGTCCGTTATGGCAATCTTGCCCCGATCAGTAAAATAACAGTATTCTGGACCTACGGCACTGCGGTGGTAGAATCGATCGTCCCTGGCCAACTCGCAGAAGCCTCCGAACATTAAATTTTTAACAGCTTCTTTATCCATATTATAGTTTCTCACCTGCTTTAAAACCTCGGAATCGAAGAGCCCGTGGAAATCGGAGGCTGTATACGTCTTCACTATCTTGGCTCCGAGTAATTGCATCTGCTCGCACTTCCAAGACTTGACCAATAACCTCATCGTCAACTTCGGCTCTCTGATCATCTGTCCAGCCAGAGCCAACATTAACACGGATGAACTTGCCATCCTCTTCGCCTTCGCAGATAACTGCGCCCATTTTGCCTTCATTTTTACCTGTTCCTGGCTCGATGCCCACAATGGTTAAACTTACTTCGATAAATGGCTTTTGTTTGAGCCACGCCACATGACGCTTACAGACATAAGGTGCATCAATGTCTTTGATCATAATGCCTTCAAACCCTGCATCAATGGCATCTTTGTTATATTGTTTAAATTGCATTTCACCAACTGCTGTGTCTAGATCCACTTCAAGTTGAGGAATAATATCAATGTTCCCAATCTTATCCAGTACAGACTGCATACTGCGTAGGAGATTACTACGACGGCGTTGTCCCAGAATGCTTTTACCTTTTCGGAATTCACTAAGTGGAAGAACATCAAAGGCCATCAGTCGTGCATCGCTGGCATCTGCATCGCTTTTACGATGTACCTGTTTCATTAGTGCTTGGAAGCTAGAGCTAACCACTTCACCGTCAATGACAATACTGCGATCAAACAGTTCGATGTTATCTTCAATGCCTTTGGTAATGTGTCCAAAGTTTTCTAAAATTTTGCCATTGCGGCTGTAGACAGTTGCAGTCTTAGCATCGGCATCAACAATCAACACAGCACGAACACCGTCCAGTTTAGGCTCAAGCAGTTTCTTACCTGCGACTTTGCTTTCGTGGTTGGCGCCGTCGTGAGCCAACATGCACTCGAACAATGGTACAGCGTCTTTCTTAATCTTATTGATAGTCTTTTCACTAACACCGCAACGGAGATCCTTGATTAGGATACGACGATACCAATCATTCCATTGCTTCTGTGTGCTTGCACTCAATGCCAATTCGATTGCATCACGTGCGGCATCGCCTGTTAGTTGTCGAGTGCGTAGAAGTTCGCACAGTTCTTTAAATGCAACCCAAGGCAGACCCTGTCCGCTACCACCTGTGCTGGTAGGTACTTTCTTTACACCAAATGTAATAAATGGACTTAGAGCCAGTTGAAAGCCTTCAAACAACTCTACGTTGTCGATTTCTGCTTCTAGGATTGCTTCTTTGTTTAGTCGGCTGGAGTGTTCTTCCAGACTGCGGATTACTGCATCGCAAGGAGTTGTCATGTGTGTTTCATTAGTGTGTTACGATAAGACAATTATACAACATTTTTGGAACAGTGTCAATGGACATTTTACCAAAATTTAAATGGAGAAGCTACTGCCGCAGCCGCAAGTGGATTGAGCGTTTGGATTTTTTATTGAAAAGCTAGATCCGGAAAGATCTTCTTTGTAATCAATTTCGGCACCTTGTAGATACTGCATACTCATAGCATCTACTACGACTTTAAATTCACCAATTGGAAATTGGAAATCATCTTCGTTAAATTCTTCATCAAAGGTAAATCCGTAACTAAATCCAGAACAGCCGCCACCTTGTACAAAGGTTCTTAAGGCAAGTTTTGGATTATTTTCCTCCATTAGGAGGTCTGTAATCTTTGTCTTAGCATTTGATGTTATGTTGATCATACTACTATTTACACTATAAATATCCAAGCAGGAGAAAAACATGGAACAATACATGGATGACTTTCAAAACTACAAACGATTTACAGCTAAATGCAAATGCGGATGTCCTGCACACTGCAATCATAGTTGTACTGAATGCGAATACTGCCCGGACTGCGAATGTCCAGAGTGCATAGAATTAGATAATAGCAGAGGGTACAATTAATGGCATACTGGTCTAGAGATGATACTAAAGAATGGATCATACAGTTAGAGCATCGTATTGACGACATCGACTACTATTTGAATAAAACTTTAGAATGGTGCGAAGAATACGGTATAGAAAATCAACGTGTGATTTTTATGTGCAGTTTCTTAACCTGTATTTGGGTTAGCCAGGTTCGGGGAGAGACTATAACGTTTACAGAACTAATGGAAATGTTAGGCGTTTCGGAATGGGAAACTAATTTTAATAACGAAGAAAAAATATATGAACTCGACAAGTGTTTCGCCGAGTTAGATCATCACGAGTTGTTAGAAACGGCCGTGCTGAAACTCAATCAGAATGACGAGTGGTAATCATTTACTGTCGTAGTCTTTAACAGGGCCGCCGTGTAATTCACTCTTAGACTTTTTGCCTTTGAGTCTTACACCGCTGCCTGCCTTGCCCTGTGTACCCGTACCGTCAGTATGATTGCTATCATGTTTAAGCATGCCGCGGCTCACGCATTGTGAATAGCGCACATTACTCAATCTAGAACGCCCAATAGAGCATTGGCTAGCAGTAGGTGCGGCTATTTTCTTTTCGGCAAGTAGTTCTGTGATTCGCATAGATTTATTTATTTGAATAGGATCAAACTCATAATTACTGTCTGTGCCGCAAAGCCCAAACAGATAGTAGCAATGTACAAGAAGTTACGTTCAATAAGAGCTTTAAAAAACAGCGTGATCAATGCACTCCAAACAAATACCATTAAATCTACAGGAGGCAGCTTATCGCTCTGCGCCATCAATACTGCTACAAGAGTAGGAATACTAGACAGATGCAGTAGGATAATTGTAACCCAACCTAATGTATGGGCACTTACATGCCCAAGGTGATCTTTAGCAAATTTAACAAGAAATAATACTGCGTCTTTAATTTGATCAATGATAAACATACTTGTCCTTACTTGTAAAAAATGTGATTGCCGATTTTAGTGATACGTTCTCTCTTCCAGCCTGGATTGATATAATCACCGTGGAAGTACATGGCCTCTTTTAGGCTAGGAAGGCGAAATCCTTCTAGTAGAACTTTCTTAGCGACTTCTTCGCTTTCTTTAAAAGAAGCCTTGTTCACTGCCCTAGTTGGAACAGTCCTGTCACAGACCCAACTAAATTGGCATAGGACCTTTTCATAGACAATGTTCTTTTGATAGATTGTCTTGCAGATATCGCTTGGATACTGCCCGCTTTCAGTTCTGTTTATTGTAACTTGTGCAACTGCAACCTTGCCCTCAAACGGCTGATTGCCTGCTTCATAATAGATGTTCTTGGCGAGACAAGCTAATTGTCTTTCGCGAACTTCTGTTGTAATTTGGGAACTATCTGTTACTTGATAATTAGATTGCTTGTTAGCAATGGCCCATTGTAATAGAGATACAGATCCATAAGCAGCTACAATCATCAACAATAATGTGATGATCTTCAACAAAGTCGAAGAAACTTGCACCTGTGTATCTTGATCCCTATCTAGCGTTAACTCAGTCATATAGACCTCCTTTTTCGTTAGTGGTAAAATAATTATACAACAATGACTATTATACAGTCAAAGTTGGTAAAAAGCAACCGGTTTTGGTAAAATCTAGGATTACTTAATGCCAATAAGCATAAATCTTGAGAACTTCCAAGTGGGGTACTCAAAGTCTTTTTGGCCGCGGTACAGTAGGTTACTAACTGGATAAGTCCCGATGAACTCGTCTAAACTACTGCTGTGTATGTGGTGGTCTTCGTGCGGCATATTGTTGCCTTGAAGTACTACAGTGGTTCCTTTTGGGATACTGTTCCACCAATCCAAACTTTCGAAGTGTTCGGTGCTTGTATTTATAACCAAATCTGGGCCGTGCCAGTCCAGATCAAGTAGATTACAGTCCTGGGTTTTAGCTTTAAACTTCCAGTTATCTATAACCCAATTCTCGTTGATCATGTCCGCCACAGCTTCGCATTTTGGATCAACGTCGTAACTGCGTATCTTTCCAATCTGTATATTGCCTCGACTGTTTAATAGGAACGCTGTTACTCCATACCATCCGCCGTAGATCCAAATACTATCGACAGAATCAAAAAGTTTTTCTAATTCTTCGCAGAGCCAAATCTTACTTCCTATTTGACCGCTACTAAATGCATCCTTATTCACTATCATACTTTAATTTCAATATTTTTTTCAAGACTAGGAACCCTAAATATAGCATCTATTTACTGAGAGATCAAATGTTGTTAATATAACAGTATTTTATTTAATAAATACCGCTATGCCTGATAGATCTATACAATTACTAACTGATGTTTTTCCAAATTCAACTACAAATCATGGTAATTTGAACAATCCCGATATAATACTAGTCCAGGCACCTGGATGGGGAGTGCAAACAGCTCCGCTTTCTTTAGCATCACTTTCAGCCTATGTTCGGCAGAAAGGATACAAGATTTTACCATTAGATTTAAATGTTGAATTTTTTGCTATTAGACCTGAGAAATTTTCCATAATGTGGGACATAGATCAATCTCAGTGGTTTTGGGAATCTAAAGACTGCGTTAATGACCTGTTAACCGAATACAAAAAAGAAATTGATGACTTTGTCGAGTTAGTGGTGTCGACTAATACACCATTAGTTGGATTTAGTTTATACAACACTTCAATGCATACTTCGATGCATCTTATCAAACTGCTCAAAGCACGTAAGCCTGAGCTAAAGATTATTGTCGGTGGTCCTCATGCCCACCGATATCTAGCTGGTAATGTTTTGGCAAAAAATCCGTTAATAGATGCAGTCGCCCAGGCTGAGGGAGAAGAAACATTAGTAGACATAATTGAGCGTGTTCGAAAAAATCAATCATTGCTCGATTGCCCTGGATTGTTAGTGTTTAAAGACGGAGCAGTACATGCTACTCCAACAAGGCCAATGATTCCAAAAATCGACACTCTTCCGATACCCCACTACAGTGATTTTTCATTAGCTCCTTACCTATCCCCAACACGATTACCAATGGCGTCTAGTCGAGGGTGTCCTAATAAATGTATATTCTGTAATGAGCAACCTTATTGGGAATCATATCGATTTCGGTCTGCAGAAAGCATGATTGAAGAAGTTAAGTACCAATTAAAATTATATCCTGAAATTGACTTTATTGACTTTCAAGATAGTTTATGTAACGGGAAGATAAGCGCAATTGAAAAGTTTGCCGAATACCTCATTGAAAATAAAATTAAAATACAATGGGCCGGACAGGCAGTTATTAGAAAAGAAATGACCGAAGAACTGATGATAAAATTAAAACAGTCCGGATGTGTGGTCATGGCCTACGGATTAGAAACTCCAAACCCTACACTTATGAGGAGTGTAGGAAAGTTATTATCAAAAGGTGCCGATATTGATAAAATTGCTGAATCTCATGCAAGGACCGGACTTAATGCAGTTTACAATGTCATGTTTGGGTTACCGGGAGAAACTGAAGAAGATTCATTAATGGTCTTAGAGTTTTTAAGACGTAATTCAAAAAATAAATTATATGTAAATCCCAGTGCAGCATTTTGCGGATTTGCTAACGGAACTCCTGGATGGGAGAACGCAGAAAAATTCGGTATTGACAAAACACTCGGCGGAACTTTTTGGAAAAGTGTAGATGGTAATAACACATTCCTAGTTCGATTAAAAAGATTTGAAGATTTTTGTCGATTAGTTTCCGACTTAGGTATAAAAACCACTTATCCGTCGACATATCTTCTCAATAGAAATCAAGTCATTGCCCAATATTATATTGCAATAGGTCAACCAGAAAAAGCAATATACTATTACACAGAATGGGTTAAAGATCATCCCGAAGATCAAATAGCTAAAAAGTTTTTATTCGAATATTCAGGTTTCTTAAAAAGTACCCCAAGTTCAAATGTTTATGCAATTAGCCGGCATTCGGATGAGAATTGGTTAAATGGTGTTGCTAGAAATTGGGGGCCTGCAATATTATTTTCACATGTTCCTTACATTTTAGAAGAATTAACAGTTGGTAAAATTGTACAGTTTTCAGATCTTCAAACAAGAAAAATAATTAGAGTTGAAGATAATTTTGAAAATGATTGTATTGTAATACACCTCGACGGCACTCATTTAGATGGAGATCAAGTTGGTTGGCCAAAACTAATAACTGTTTTAGAGGAGCCTAGCAAAGTTATCCCTATTAAGATAGTTAATTACACAGAAATAGATTTTAAAAAATGAAAAGTTTTTTAAATCAATATAATGTTATATCTGAAGATATACCAGGGTCCTTACAATTTCCCAGTGCATTAGTATGGGACTCGTTATTAGGTTATCAAACCGAAAATAAAGTTGTGCGTAATTTTTTAGAAATAGGTGTATTACATGGAAAGTCTGCAATGCTAAGTGGGCTATATGCACAGGCCAACAACACACAGCAGGTGATTGTAGATCCCGGTGAATGGATGGACACAACTTATTCAAATTTACTATCAAAGATTGAGGGATTAAATCTAAGATTAATAAATGATTATTCTAACAGTTTGGTGCATTTTCATTATTCTATTTTTCAAGAACATTCTCGCGATTATTCATGGTTTCATATTGATGGCGATCATAGTTATGCACAATGCTATAAAGATTTAATTTTAGCTGATCATTTTTTGTCTGACTATGGAGTTGTTATTGTTGATGATTTCTTTTCAACCATGTTTCCTCAGGTTACAGCTAGCACTTTTTCATATTTAGAAAAACATCCATTAAATTTAAAAATGTTTTTAGTTGGTCAATGTAATAAAGCATATCTATGCAGACCGCCAGCATTTGATTTTTATAAAACGTTTTGCATAGATGTATTATCTAAAGATATGAAAGACCGAAAATATCCTGTAACTATAACTAAAACAACTTATCCTCAGGATTTTGATTGTTACGGGTATCAACCCATAGGATGGACTGATGACAGAATGGAGTTTCGTGGTCCGGACTGGGATAGAACTAATTTTATAAAATATACCTAACAGTTAATTTTTCCACCACGGCAAATATTTTTCTGTATTGTGATTTCGATAAGCATCCATCTTTTTTATTATCGAAACACTGTTTTTAAAATTTATATCTGACTCAGGTGTTCCGATTAAAAATGTAATCATTGCACTCAATATGTTAGCCTTTTCTTTAACTGCATCTTTTTCAAGTAGTTCTCTATTGTTTTCAAACCAGGTTGCAATTTCTTGATACACTGTATTTTTATAAGCTGTTGGTAAATTACTCGGGGATGCATAGCTTGGATCGTAGATATAATTTATGTGAGGAAAGTTTAAAATATTCTTTCCTTCCAACCTCACAATATAATCTAACAATTCTGTAAATTTATGTGTATTAAAAATAGAAAACACAGTGTGAAACTCGATACCAATATTTTCGTTTTCATTCGAATATTGAACTATGCTATCAATATTATCTTTAACAATGTTCCATTTTCCAGGATATCTAATATATTCGTACATATCAGCAACAGCATCAATACTTACTTTAATAGTCATAGTCTTAAAATGGCTCCAGATGTCAAACCATTTTGACGGTGTCACAGTTAAATTTGTATGTATAGATAAGTCAACCTGTTTAGATAAACCTGAACTAATTAGTTCTTTACAAAATGTATAAAAATCGTTGTTGATTAATGGTTCACCACCGGTTACTAATATCTGCACTAATCCGTCAGTCTTTACTAGGTCAAGGATATGTTTAATTTGATCATAGTTCCATTGAGCTTTATAATCACTTTCTTTTTCACCCCATGGTTTAATGTTGAGGAATTTAAATTCTTTTATTAGTTGATCGCTAGCTCCCGGGGTACACATCTTGCATTGTAGATTACACTTATTCGACCAACTTAAATCTAAGTAATTTACATCAACAGATTCTAACTTGCCCGTATGCATTTCAGTGTTTGTTATAATATCTTCAATCGGCCATCTCTTTACAAACCAATTTCTAACACTTTCACCCCCATTGTCCTCAACATTATAACAATGCTGGCACTCGGCCACCCGCTCGCCGTCTATCATTTTCTTTCTTATATTTTTTAATTGATCAATATTGTAAAATTCAATCAAACTTGTTATCTCATTTATTTTTACAAACTTGCCATCTTTCTTTAATCTTCCTGCATTAGTAGAATTACAACAAAGACGCATATTGCCATCAGTGTGTGTAGAAAAATGATTCCATGCTAACGGGCAATATGTCTTAGTCATGTTTAAAAGCATCTTTCAAGTCTGGAATATAATCGCCGATTGAAATTCCTCTATGGTCATCAAGTATTTTAATTCTATGTTTGAATACCTTAAACAGTTTCGGATTGTCAGGCTTGGTTAATTCATTTAATAACAAGTGTATCTTTCCATCTAGTCCGGGAAAATCTTTAATGACTTGACTATTTTCTAGATATGCTGTTAATCTCTGTGTAGCTAAATCTTTCAGAGACTGTGGTAACATTGATATTTGTTGTTCCATCGGAAACATAATTAAGTTGATGTTATATGGCCACTCTTTAAAGTATGGATGCACTTTGGCCTGTTCTTCTATAAAATATAATAGGCTATCTAAGTTAACAATGTTCAATGAGCTAACGGTGATATTATTCAATATCTTAACATTGCTGTGTTTCATATAACTCTTTGCTTCAATGTAATTCTTTGATACCTGGCGCCATTTACTAGGATATCTAGCATAATCGTTGACTTTATCAAACCCGTCAATACTGGCAATGAGTTCAAACTTTTTAAACTTAGGCATTAACTCTAAAAAGTTTTTATTTAGGTTTGTAAAGTTACTGGACAAAAATACAGTAATATTTTTAGCATGATCATTGTCTACAACATATTGCAGTGCCTTTAACACAAATGGCATAATTGTAGGTTCACCACCGGCAAAACTTAATACTTCTAGTCCAGGTGCTAATTTTGTAAAACTTTCCCATATTTCTTCATTATCAGACCAATCGGGATGTTCGACATCTTTCCATGTTTTATTATGTTCAGTGATTCCAAACACACTGGAAATTTCAATAAATCTTCCATCTAATACTTTGATGCCACCAAATTTATTATTAAGTTCACCTAACTCTTTAGCAATCTGACTACTGTCGTAACTGTTGCACATGACACATTTAAGGTTGCACAAATTACTAGGCTTTAATTCTAAATATGTTGGTTGGTGTAACACTTCGTAACTGTTGTTTATGCTGTTGGCAACTATCTCTAATGTTTTTCGATTATTTTTATAATCTTCAATTGACCGTGTACGCATACTAACGTCGCCGTCTCGAATGCAACGCCTGCAAGCATCAGGAGTATCTCCTGTATGTAATTTTTTTCTTAAATCAACAAGGTGTTCGCTGTTCCACGCATCACTAAAATTATCCCCGGATAAAATGCTAATGATATCTCCGTTCGGGTGTGTCATTGTTCCTACATAATTACAACACGGTTTAAGGTGGCCAGCGGGATTAGAACTTAGTTGTGTAAAAGGATAAAAACAAAATGTCTCACTTTCAATAATTTCTGTTCTTAATTGATCAATCTTGTCCATATTCATTATTCCTTGTTGCTTCTAACACTAATTTCATTTCTGGTATGATTTCATAAGTATTCTCACCTCTTAACTTATCCAATTGTTCCGTCACTGTTACAAATTTCTTTGCTGATGTTAAATCAAATGGTTTTTTTAATTCATGTATGATATGTGTTAAAAGATGATCTATGCTTGTATTATATGTTTCGTTGTGCTCTTTGACAAAAGTTTCTAATTTAATTACAGTCTCTGCACGATAATCATCGGGTAGAATACTAACATGATAATGTGAAGGATGTTCTAACAAATTGATGAAGAAATTATTGTAATTAATAAATTTGGTTTTAGGATGTTGACGTATAACTCCTATTGAAATCAAATGTTTAATAATTTCAGGAAATCTGCCAACATTCCAAGCACCTACAGTAATACCCGGGCGTATGATAGCATTATCTAATGTCATCAATTCTTTTAGATTTGACTCAACCTTAGACCATACAGTGCCGGCTCGAATGAGTTCTGCACGTTCTCCAACTTCATCGATACTGGGCCATATTTCTAATTTGCCAAAGTTCCATCGCCGCCAGTAGTCAATAACATTTTTCTTATTATAAGATAACACTGATGCATTTGTGTTATATGATAGTTTAACATCAAATCGTTGTTTTTCTACCAACATTTCTAAAATTTGCCAGTGTTCAGGCATGAGTAGAGGTTCGCCTCCAGCAAAGTAAATTCTTTCCACATGGTTAATTTGATCTTTTAGAAAATCAAAGTTATTCTTATCATCTACTGATTCGATGCTCCATATTTTTTCTTGATCAGTGAGGCCTAATTTTTTAGCATCCGGCACCCATGCTGAACTGTAACGTGGTCCGCAACTACGACATTTAAAATTGCAAAGATTACTAAAACGGAAATCCCAATACTTCAACTCCATAGTAGTGCATGTTCCGTCTGCTAGTGTAATTTCTGGAATTTTTTTTACTACCTCTGGAAAGTCTCTATTGTGATAGAAACGACCACTTTCACCAGTGACCCGTTCTCTATCAAAACATTTACGGCATATTTCGGGCTCTTTGCCCCCTATCATATCTTTTCTTAAAGATTTCATATTGCCGCTGTTCCAAATTTCTTCAATGCTCTGATGTGTTAGATCACCAGCAAAATAATTATGTACAGAGGTTAGGCAACACGGAATTACTTTTCCACTAGGTTCAAATGCAAGATGCATCCAGGGCACTGCACATATTGTGGTTGTATTTGTTGCAACTGCAACTACATCTTCTTTTTTGACAATTTTAATAGGTTTGTAATCGAAGGCAGTTATTTTTTTTGAGTTGAACATTGTGAGTAACCAGGACCTGTTATTTATTTGTTGTAATGTTGGTGTATTTTTATTTGCATCAAAGAACTCTTTAGCAGAATGTACAGCAGATAATGCATAATTACCGAACGGCCTATCTACTCCCAGAGTCTCCCATGCTGCCAATCTATCAATAGCTTCAGCATTATCGGGATCTTGTGCAATGGTATTGCATAACTTAATTGTTTCCCTAAATGCACTTCGCCATGTGGCAAACTCGTCTGTGTTAAATGTTGTAATGTTACTGACTTTATCGAAGACTTTTAATTTAGGAACAATAGTCGTCAGTAGGTCTAATGTTTTCCAAACTTTGATTTTGCCAAATGCCCGCTTAGGGAATAATTTAACGCCACCGTAACCATATTCTAAATCATTAACAGGATTCTTACTGTGCCAGACGTATGTACAGTCTCTATCAAATATCTCTGGTTGGTAGTCGAACTGCCAGTCATCGACTAAGTAAGCATCACCGTCGACTACATAGAACATGTCAGTCTTGGATAACTTAGCCGCTGCCTTATGTGCCTCAAAGATACCAGTAACACCATCCACACGTTTGGCATGTGGTGCTTTTTCTAAAACACGCTGCCAATTCTCTTCTGCATTAGATTCATGGTAACTAATAAAGATTACATCCAGTGTTTCGGCAATCAGAGGAGTAACTGTTCCTATTTCTTTAACACCCACAATCTCTGCACTGGGAGTAATTTTCAAAGCCCAAATCTTCTCCCCGTTTATTTCTTTGTCTAGATACCATATATGTTCATAGGCTAGATCGTGCCAAGGAATGTCGTAATCTAAATCAAAACGCATTTCTGGTAGGCTAGGATTTTGTTCAATTTTAAACTCAGGACTAACTGTGCCTAACCATTCCCATTTAGAAGTTTTTTTACGTTTAGGTTCAAACTTAATCAACCAAGTACCTGGTTTTGGACTGTAGTTAGGATCCAGCTCAAGTGCAGTAACGTAATCCAGAAACCAAAATGGCGGATAACATTCGTTGACATCGATGAGTAGTTTAGGAAGATCAGGATTCCATGTAACTCGCATTTCAGGCATAACGTATCCCATGTCTTTCTCGCCTTTAACGTTGGCGCCAGGCACCTCACAAGTAAATGCCCATATTTTATCTTCTAAAGGATTGACTCTAGGATCAATGTACCAAACTAACGTATAGTCAGCATCGTCTTGATTATATACATAACTTTCTATAGGATTAAATTCAAATGTAATAGAACTTGCTATTGCAGAATTCTTTTTCCAGATAGGCGTTTTTGCCCACATGTGATTCTTTGGTACTTCTATTTCATGTGTTTCATATCCAGCATATGGGTGCCACCCATCTTTAAACAGTTTGGCTACCCACTCACCTTTGTATGTCCAAACTAGACATTTTCTTGTTTTAGGCACATCATTTACAAAGTTCAAGACACTAGAATGTCTTGCATAAGGATTTATCACTAAGAATTCAGTATCGCCTTCACCTAAGTTGTATAATTGTTGGTCATAATAAAACTCATCCCCTCCCCAGGGGATTTCTTTGATTAGGTCTGTATTGATTTTGGGGTATTGATCTAGAAGCATTACTACTAATTATCTTAGTAGAGAATGCTTCCGAATCTTTTAGAAACTCTTAGGCAGCGACACAATGCTGGTCAGTACTGTACCCGAATTGTCAAATCCTATAAATTTACGTGTCACTGTTCCATCAAGTATAGCGCCGGAGTCTAACTGGTAATACCTAGGCGGAGTATCAACATTCGAATAATAATGGAATGCTCTAGTTAGATTTTTTAGTGTTGTATCAAAATCACTGTTAAGATCCGATATGTCCCTCAACTGATTTAATGAAACATTAACGTTTCCGTTGCCGTCGTCATTGACAATGAACATAGATCCTACAGAAGATTCTAAACCAAAAGATGTTTCGTAGTCCAATCCTGGTGTACTCTTTACCTTATACAGTGGCAGGCCGTCACTATTTGTGGCGCTACTGAGATGCTGTACAGGTCCAGTAGACGATAACGGGAATCTATATACAGTGGCCCATCCACTATACGGATAGTCTGTAGCTGTGGCAAGATAGCCCAATGTGCTGGTTGCTGTAAAGACTTGACCACCAGCACCATATAAATCTGTGCCATCTCCACCTGTACCTACACCTATGGTAAGAACTTTAACTTGATCAATCTTGTCGTAACTCATTCCTATAACACTGTTATACGGTGCAGCAGGACTTACCCAATAACCCAAGGATTCAAATCTCGAAAGGTCAATAGCTACATTAACTATGTTAGTGACTGTGACTACAGAGTTAATTCCAACACCGCCTTCAGATGCAATAGTTACATTGTTAGTATAGGTTCCGGGTGTGTTGTTTAGCTCTAGCACACGCAATCTTACAGTAAAGGTATTGTTGGCTTTATCAACGATGCTCCATCCTGGGTTGTTGTTTCCAAACGATGTAGTAAAATCTAATAGTACATCTGGCTGATCAATTAGATCATATACGGGCATAATTTCAAAACTTTGACGTACTTGTTCTCCTAGCTGTGTTGCCGTGGTAGTTGCAGTGATGGGACTTACACGCATACTAAAGGTACGTTCTACATTTTGAAATGTAGGTATCTTATAGTTTACAGCATCAAAATCAGAAACAATATTTAAGAAATTAGAATATTGACCTACTTCAGTTCCATAATAAGAGATAATAAAGTTTTGACTGCCGCCCGGAGGGATAACAAAGGAACTGGTAGTATGAAATATTGGAAAGACTCCGTTAGGAAAAGATCGTTTAATACCATTACCATCAGTGTCTCCTACGGTCAAAGGAGTATTTCCGTCATTATGTAGGGTAAGAGTCTGTCGTGTAGCAGTACTGTACCATTTTAACAAATCTGCCCAGTTAGTTGGATTTTGCAAAACAAGATCTGTGGTACTGGTCGAAGCTGGTGGAAATACAAAGGTAGGAACGGGATTAGGTGTTACTCGTAATATCTTTGTTTGAGTAACAGCCGTAGGTGCCCTCTTAACTGGTTCCCATAGATATTTCAGTGTCTCTAATGTTGGAACTGGGCCTTTAACAGCGCCACCAGATATTCTAAATCCGAGTGAACTGGTAATTCTTAGATTAGTATCAAAATTATTTGCCATGACTTATTTGTTTTTCCTATATAAGGATATCCACGATTTTCTTGCATATCTTTTACTTACAACAGCACCAGTTACAGTCATTGCCGCTAACCAAACAACACTATTTGGTATAGATAATTTATTAAATCTGTTACCGCGTAACATATTTGTAGCATTAGTAAATGACCATTCTACATATTTAGATGTCCACCTTGTTCCGTTTTTAAACAATAAAGGAAGAATGATTTTTGATCCAATAACCTGATAACCGCGTCGAAATGTTTCACCTAACATTGTATCATGTAAAGCATTTTCGCACCACTTTACTAATTCCATTTTTTCAGATAAAGACCAAGTGCCAGCGGTAGTCAACGCTGTTGCTACTACGCAAGCACCGGCGCTGCCGCTGCCGCTGCCGCTGGCCGAGCAACTACTACTGTTGCTGTCAGCACAAGAAACACCACCGCCACCACCGCCGTCACCTGTAGGTGTGTAAGGAACTTCTGGGTCTGGCTGCGATGTTCCAGAAATACGCACTGTTGTGGTCTCTGATGTAGTAGTTGAACTAGCGTCCGGGTACTGACCAGACACTGTTAAAACACTGAGATAGTCACCTGTGACCAGTGTGGCCGAAGTATGGAATGTGGTAAATTCAGAACTGTATGTACGTGGGGGCAACACCAACGGACTAGCCAGGGTAATGGGCGTTGTGGTAATGTCACTGCCCTCTCCAAATACTGTGAGATTCGCGTGTTGCAGTATCTTAGTGTTGTCAATTGTAAAAGAGAATGTGGTAACAGTGATGGTGTTTGCACTGTTGTTGTATAGTTTAAAGTTTCCCGCTGCCATATATGTTGTTCTCTTTTATAGTACGATGTTCTCAAAATGGGTCTTGGGCGTGATGATAAAGCCAGGAGCCGTGGTATCTGTATAGGTTATGGTAAATTCCACACCCTTGCCGGTGTTAACGTCCTTTTGTGCTACCATGCTGATCTGCAGGGTACCACTGGTCCAGTAGGTACTGGTAGTGGGCCAGGCTGTGTCGCGCCACTGTGTTCTGGTATATTTCCAGTTCTGGGTATCCTGTATATAGAGTATAAATGCAGCCCACTCCTGATCTAGATCGTTGACCCCCGTGGTGTCATCGTAGAAACTGCTCCAAACAAACTCACCCCCAGTGTTAAAGAAATAGTGACCTAGCAGGCTAGTAGTCCAACTGGCCGTGACCACATGGCTGATTTCCCCAACCCATGATGTAGTTGTACTGGTACTAACACCCCCTCTATAAGGGCTTGTGGTCACAGCGCCTGTGCGATCTATAGTATTACCACCATCTGAGAAGTACTGGCTAGGATGGCAAGTGTACCGACGCACATCGTCCAAGAGCCAAAGAGCTCTGTAGTGTAGATCATTATGTGTGGCTGTGGAGACCAGGGTAGTGCCTGTTGTGGGGCCCACTGTTGATGTAGTGACGTTTAGTACGTGAAGATGTATTTGATTAATGTCAGCAATCAAGTTATGCCAACCCTGGGCTGTGACCCTGTTGCGATTGGTCACGGGCACACTGTTCAGCCAGGTCAACCCATAGCCATCTATGCCCGTGCCCAGAATTTCTTCCACATTGTTGTAGATGGTGTTGTAGTCGTCGATCTGGATTAGAGTCAATGGACTGGAATATAGTGGATAGGTCATAATGATGTTACAATAGTGTGATATTTATCCTTGATCTCGACATTGACAAATCAGCTTAGATTAAATACTAACATTATGAAACGATACAAACATTCAGGTACCATGGGCGACATCATATATGCTCTGCCCATAATGCGTCACTTTGGCGGTGGAGAATTTTATCTACACCTCAATCAAGTTGACTGGATAGGTCAACACTACTACGGTAGCCCCCCAAACCCATTCCATCAGGGTCGCATGACCCCAAAAGATCTAGACTTCATGCAGAGCTTTTTCCTGGCCCAGGACTACATCACACGCTGTGATGCACTGGATCCCAAAGAGGAAATCACGCACAATTTGGATCTATTCAGACCCTTGTTCGTGGGTCACCCGGGCAACTATGTGGACTGCTACGCAGAAGCATTCAAGATCCGAGAGCCGGGTCTGCGCACAATTTTACGCAATCAACCCTGGCTCACCGTGCCCAAGCCCACGCCCATTGCGGAAATAGTGGTCAACAGGTCCGCTCGTTGGAACAGTCCCGACAGTCTAACAGGTTGGACAGCCATTCGTGATCAAGCAGAAGATCGAGCTGTGTTTGTGGGTCTACCCGAAGAGCATCAAGAGTTCTGTAAGTTTGCCAACTGGGCCATACCCTATCATCCCACAGAGACCCTACTGGAGTTGGCTGAAGTCATTGCGGGTGCGGATCAGTTCGTGGGCAATCAAAGCCTAGGTTTGAGTCTGGCCATAGGACTGGGAGCGGACTGGGCCTGTGAACTACGCAGAGATCTACCACAGGAACGCAATGAATGCTGGTTCCCGGATCATCCCCGCGGCGAATACTTTTAATCAACAATATGACAGCAAAATCTCCACGTAGACCCAAACTGGGCATAGTACAATCAAGAGGTCTAGGCGACATAGTGATAGCTCTGCCCATAGCTAAATTTTATCACGATCAAGGCTGGGATATTCTGTGGCCCATATGTACAGAATTCATCTCGCACTTTGAACACACAGTACCCTGGATCAAATGGATTCCAGTGCAGACAGACCCGGGCAGTTTCTTCTACGACCAACCCATGAAGGCCCTGAAGAACTTTCATTGTGACGAGATCATCCCCCTGTATCAAGCACTGACGGGCCATAAATTCCACGAAGAACTGTACTTTCAACAGACCAAGTTTGATCAATACAAGTACATCAAAGCGGGCGTACCATTCTTAAACAAGTGGAAACTTAGCGAGTGTATTCAGCGTGATGCACAAAGAGAACAACGTCTATATGACAAGATCATTACCAATGAAAAATACGCAGTAGTACATCTAGAAGGCAGCGATCACACGGCCAACTTCGATCCCAGTATAATACCCAGCGACTGGCAAACAGTGTATATCAAAGCGGAAACTGACAGCATCTTCGACTGGCTAAAGATCATAGAAGGCGCAGAAAGTCTAGTAATGGTCGACAGTGTGTATAGTAATCTAGTTGATCAATTAAAGATCAAAACGGACAAATACTTTATACCAAGAAGTCATGTGGGACTAACACCTGTACACGGTATGGACTGGACATGGATTAAGTTCTAAACACACAGTATATATACACTACACTGTATACACCCAAATACCCCGCTACAGCCTAATACGTTATAGCGGGATTCTTATATATACACATAGTCAAATACCCCGCTGTAGGTCTATTGGGGATTAGTCATACAGCGTATATACACATAGTCAAATACCCCGCTATAAGAGGCCCCTCACACAGTAAAGAGAACTCAAACTTCTACAATGATTGGCGGTGGGAGAACCTGAGAGAACCTGAGGAAGAACGGTGAAAACCATTTTACGATAACCTCTCTTCACCATGGCCCCACCACAGCCCGCACCCTAGAAATCACGGTGAATCCACAGCCAAACCACAGCATCTTATGCTGGAAAAGTGGCATTTTCGCCACAGAAATGCTGGAAATACACCGGTTATTAGCAGGGTTTTTCAGCCCCACAGTTGCCCAAACTAGCTAATGATGTTATACTATACGCATACAGTAGAGAAAACCGTAACTGTATAGGTAGTGTATGAGCTTAACCACAGTCGCTTACCGGATGGGAGTGGGGACCAAGTACATGAGCAGAAGTCCTAGACCTGTGTACTATACAGTGAAAGACCGGCCGGAATGTGGTAAGCGGCAAAGTCTAGCTCATTGAGCAGGAACAAGGTCTGCGGGCCCGTATAATGACACTTGCGTATATACGGGATATATAATGACTATACTGGTATATTGGAGTATTATCTCACTATATACAGTATAGTCTATTATGTAGATAATCAATAACTGATTATCTGGATTATCTTTTAAACAAACTCAATATTATCTGTACGCATAGTTTGTTTTGCAGTAGAGATAATACGCTCTTTATCTTTTTGTATAGTTTCCCAAACAAAATCTCCGCTAACAAAATCGCATTTAGCACGAGTGGGAAACTTCCAAGCACCTTTATCTGTTTGTTCTGTAACATTAAAAGCGCAGATAATAGTATATACTTCTTTTTCTTTATTATATACAATTTTAGCTTTTGCAGTGTTTGCAGTGTATACTTTTGACATGTGCTTCCTTTGTTGTTTAAGTATGTATTATAGCATCTTTTGGAGTGCCTGTCTTGTTGTATTTTGAACACAGATCATTTGGAGGGTCTTTGGTTGACTGATTGGTAAAACCTTGCTATAATACACTATGACGACACAAACAGTAACCCGTAAGAAGCGTGTAGACCGCAATCATATCATCTATGAGCTTGTGGTCAACGGCAAGAACTACATTGGCGTCACAGCTAAGACAGAGAGCACTGTGAACAAGAGTGTTTTGAGTCGTGCCGCTAAACACTTCTATCGTGCCAAGACTGAGACTAAGAACTGGCTGCTCTGTGCTGAGTTGCGCACACTGAGCGACAAGAGCGAGATTGAAGTATACGTGCATGAAGTTATACGAGGCAAGGCAGAAGCCCACAAGCGTGAAGTAGAGATCCGCAGAATGGTTAAGCCTGTTTTAAATACAGACGTTCGTGGGGACTAAGTGTCACTTCAAGTAACACTTGACAAGTTGGTAAAACCGTGTTATAATTGACACTTACACACTAAGGAGCAATGATGAGTTATACACTATACATCTACAAAGCAGATCGTCGTACAAAGACCGGAGAGCGCTTGTTCTCTACTACAGTTTGGCCCGTAGCGGATGACAATGCCATGCGCCGCACTGTAGCGGACTTGTTCCATTTGTACAGGCCAGAAGACGGCTTCCGCTTCGACTGGACTCCCAGCATGAAGACTGTTAAGAACTTGATGACTGGGGCAATGGTTGAGATCGCACACGACACTCCCCGCAGTTGCGATCCGTCAAGCGAACTCTACTGGAGCATGTGATGAAGAACGAAATTGAACGTTTGAACTTTGTGATCTGGGCCAAGGATCGATTCCCGGGCTTTACCACCAATCACGAACAATGGACCAAGGCCAATCGGGCATGGCGGGCTGTGGCTCGCAAAAACCCAATGGTTGACAAGGTTATCGGTTTTACCGTATAATATACACTTACACACAAAGGAGCTGATATGTCCGTTCAATCTATCAACAATGAGATTCTTGCAGGCAACTTCACTAACGATCAACTGACCAGCATCATCGACGCTGTGAAATTTGCCCGAGCACGCCTTGCAGAGAAGACCAAACGCTCTGTCACGCTGGGCAGTGCTGTGAAGTTCACTAGCACTAAAACAGGCATCACTATGCAGGGTGTCGTAGACAAGATCGCGATCAAATACGTAACAGTTCGTACTAACCAGGGCCTGTGGAGGGTGCCTGCAAATATGTTAGAAACCGCTTGACACTTTGGTAAAACCGTGTTATAATACATACTTGTTTAACAGGAGAAGACGATGACTGTAGTGTATAAAGCAGGTGAGCAGACCTTTAAGGCCGTTGAGTTGTTGTTTGGCAAGCGCGAACTGGTCAATGCCGTTGTAGAGCAAGTACTGATCAGCCAGACAGAAGCTTTCATTGAGATGATCATGGACGGGCAAGAGGACATGTCGCGCAATGGGATCAACGAAACCCTGCGTGGCGTTAAAGACAGCGCCACTGACTTCATTGGCGATATGATGGGCGACCTCGAAAGCATGATCAGAGAGCGTCTCAAGCAGGTCAACTACGGCGCGGCTGTGACGGGTATTAAGTACGATCTCGCTGGCGACGTTACAGATATTGAGGTCGATGTGTCTGTGGGCGTTGAATAACCCTTCGGTTGACAGGGTTGGTAAAACCTGTTATAATACATACATCGCAACAAGGAGCTGATATGCGCAAGTACACTACGAAGCTGTTAGAGATGATGGATGAGGGTTTGATCTCAGCAGAAGCTGTGGCAGAGATGGCATTGGCCTACATGAGCGAGGACGATGTTAAAGACATGTGCCGTGCTAACGACATCCTGGACGAAGAGGATGAGGACACCATTGTTGAAGAAGACGAGGAGTGGACTCCCGACAATGCAGACTTCTGCGATCCCGGCTCACGTCACCACTATTGAAAGGCAACTATGCGATACTACGATGAACTGGCAACTTACGAGCGCGATGGCTTTACTGTGATCGTAGACAAGAGCTACGAAGACCTGAACCCACGTGATTGCTTTGACTTTGATAGTGAAGAAGAAGTTAGCAAGATGTGTAAAGACATCGACAATGGCAACTTGGATTGGTTCATGTTGCGAGTGCGTGTAATGGTTGACAGCCTTGAGATGGGTTCGCACTACCTGGGCGGATGTCTGTACAAGGATGCTCGCGAAGTACTGACAGACGGCACCGCAGAGGACTGCATCGGCGAAGCACTGCACGAAGCCAAACGCGAAGTCTACAAGTACAAACAAAAATTCGCTGAGTTGAGCGACATGGTTGATCGTGAAGGTGTTGATGTTTAATAAGAATGAAGTACTACAGTGGGTGGGTGCCGTGGCGATCATTGCCGGGCACGTACTCAACGCAATAGGTCCCAGTGTCTATCCTTACAATATTATCGCGTTCGCTGTGGGCACTGTAGCGTTCTTGGCATGGGCTATCCGTGTGGCAAATAAGCCACAGGCTGTGGTCAACGTTGTATCATTAGCCATAGGCATTGTAGGGTTATACAAAGCATTTGGTTGACAAGTTGGTAAAACCTTGCTATAATAAGGCATAGTAAGAAATAAACAGGGTTACCTAGTCCGTTAGGGCCCACAGCAAGCGAAGAGTTCCGACGGGGACAGGTTGCTGTGGGGCATGAAGGCAGTTGTAAACGAAAGTTTACACGAGTTGCTGACGGGGAACTAGGGCGTAATGTTTGGCACACCGAACGTTAGAGACGGACTAACGGGTAGTTGACAATCCCCTGTTTTCTTGCTATAATACACACTTACACACTAAGGAGCAAAGATGAAAGCACTAGAGAAGTTTATCGAGCAGAAGAATCACTGGAACAGTTTCTTCAAAGGCGAGCAATACGAGATCCAGAGTGCCAAGGGTCGCCAGCGTATCGCAGACATGATCGATGCCGCATTGAGTCCGGAGAACTTGACCTGTGATGGCGAACTGAGCCGCACAGAAGTCAATCGTCGCTACAAGGAACTGATGACTGCGGCAAAGCAGTTGAAGAAGTTGGACCCGGCTGTTTCTTTTTACGAGTGGGAAGAGGAGATCATCTAATGAAAGCAATGGTTACAACTGTTCTCCGTCAGGAGATTGAAGTGCCCGAGGGCACGGATCGTCAAAGTGTGCTGGAGTTTCTGGCAGAGAACCAAAGCTTCACAGATGCGTTCTGTGGTGTTAGCGATATGACACAACGGTTCCGCATTGTTGATATCAGTGTGGTGGAAGAAGAGATTACTGAACTTGGCGAGGAGAGCTACGATGCCTAATTGGTGTTCAAACGGTATTACACTGCGTCACGCAGACCCCCAAATGATCCAGCGGGCCGCCAAGGCTCTGCAAGAGGGCAAGTTCCTGCAGGAGTTCATTCCTTGCCCTGCCGAACTGCTGGACACTGTGGCTCAGATGGGCACCAACGATGCTGAAAAAGCTAACCGAGAGAAGTACGGATACAGTTCCTGGTATGACTTCAATGTGGCCAACTGGGGCACCAAGTGGGATGTAGAGTCTAGCAATGTAGAGATCGAGGATGCTAACACTGTCACAGCTGGCTTCGACAGTGCCTGGGCACCACCCATCCGTGCATATGAGCAGTTGATGGACTTGGGCTTTGATCTAGTGGCCTTCTACTACGAGCCTGGCATGCAGTTTGTGGGCAAGTGGGACAACGGTAGTGACGACTGCTGTGAGTACGGTGGCGCAACTGCTGACACGGTGCGTGACATGATCGGCGAGGAGTTAGACGACTACTTCTGCATCAGCGAGAGTATGGCTGACTGGGAAGAAGAGAACCAAGAGGATCAAGAATAACCCTACAGCCCCCAGGGGCTTTGGTTGCTCGTTTTACAAAACAGTGTTATAATACACACATGTTAAAACAAACAGGAACCAAAATGTTAAAAATGTATACACTGCAACGCAATAACACTTATCTAATTGCAGGAAAATTTGTGCCGCTAGCAGTAGCACAAAAAAATAAAGCAAGCATGTACAAATATAAAACTATGCTCGCACATGCAACACAAAGCATTAAGCAAGCAGGAGACACTGTAGCAGTGTTTACTTTATAACCCTACAGCACATAGGGTCTTTGGTTGCCCTGTGTACCTTTTTGCGTTATAATACACACATGTTAAACGAAAAGGAAATTAAAATGCAAACATACACTACACTGCACACAAACGGACTCGGCTACTGGAGCCGCACAGCTAAAGCTGTAGACGTTACGAAACTAGACTTGCAGTTCATTAACGACGAGAGAGACTTCGGCGAGCTGTGTGTGTACTTTACAGCAGACAGCTGGGACGTTAACACAATGGGACTAATTTACACAGACAAGCAGTTTAAAGCAGAACTGCGTGAGTACTTGGTTACGTTGGGCTTTACGCAAGCAGAAGCAAACGACGTGGAGTACAGCGAGCAGGGTATGCAGGGCGACAATTACGTGTCGTGCGATGTAGGAGATAAGTTTATTGCGGGCTTAATGCGTTTGGACCCCCAGCATGTTAACGCTGTGATTGCGGAGTGCGAGGGCATTTAATAGTACAGTAAAGTGGAAGGGCATTGTTGACAGCAGTGCCCTTTTGCGTTATAATACACACATACACTAAACAGGAGCAGACATGAAGCGTACAGATGTTGAAGAGCTGTTGGGAAAGATGGAACAGTTTGCGGACTTCCTGTTTGCACAGGGCAAGAACTGTGCAGGCAATGAGCTGTTGGGCTTTATTGAGACCGCAGATGCTGTGTTAGAGGACTGCGAGTTGGAGGCGGAATGATTACAGCGGACAAACTCAAACTCCTCACCAACATGCCAGCAGTTATGCTAGAGCAGGCACTGCCCGTCAAAGGCCGACCCAAACTCAAGACAGCCCGCTTCCTGGGCATCACCAACGGGCACGAGTTCTGCTACCTTGTGACAGACACTGATGACGGTGCGGGCAAACTGTTCCTCAAGTATGACCCTACAGCGGATAAGGTTTCTGCTACGCTGGCTTGACAAGTTGGCAAAATCTTGTTATAATACATACATCGCAACAAGGAGTAGACATGCTTACAGTCAATCAAACTACCCGCTCTTACACTGGCAAGCCCGGCTGCATGTGCGGATGCAATGGCACTTACAACGAGGGCGAACGTGCTCGTAAGATGGCTATAACTGCTCTGCTTAAAAACCCTGCTGTGCGCTACGACAGCTGGAACGATGGGCAAGAGGGCGCTGTGTTTGTTGTTACAGCTACCCGCAATCGTGTACTTTATCTTACAGCAGAGGGCGTGAAAGCTGTTGAAGCTATGGGCGTAAAGCCCGAGTAAGCTGTAGGGTCTTTGGTTGACAGGGTAGCCAAACAGTGTTATAATACACACATACACAACAAAGGAGCTGATATGAATATGTCTTACTGCATGTTTGAGAACACAATGAATGATCTGCGTCACTGCGTGGAAGCAATGGACAATGCGGACTCTATGAGCGAGCTGGACTTGAGCCGCACTGAGAAAGCAGCTTATGAGTATATGCGCGAGCTGTGCCAAAACTTCCTGGACTGTGCAGAGCGCCTGGAGCAAGAGGAAGCTGACGGACAGCCCGACGAAGCGCAAGAGTGGGCAGACTTTGATCCCGATTGCTGAAATGTCAACCCCTGCCATTAGACCCTGCAACACGCCTGGGTACTTCGCAGGGGTTGACAGTTTGGTAAAACCTTGCTATAATTAACACTTACACAAACACACTGGAGCACACAATGGGTACACGAAGCACTATCGCACTTGAGTTTGCAGATGGCACAGTACAGCAAGTCTACTGTCACTGGGACGGCTACCTGGCACACAACGGCCAGCTCTTGCTCAAGCACTACAGCGATCCGTTCAAACTGCGTGACTTGATTGACTTGGGCGGTTTCTCAAGCCTGTGCGACTCTGTTGAGGAAACTAAACAGGGTGCCTACACACAACGCGGTGAAGAGTTGTCGATTGAGAAATACAAAGACATTGAGGACTATTACAAAAATGTCAGCGGCGAGGAGTACGACTACATCCTCAGCATGAACTGGAAAGGCAAGGCTCAGTGGTATGTTCGTCACTACGGCACACAAGAGAATTGGATTCCGTTAGAACTGGCATTTGAACAAGAGAAGCAAGAGGAGGAAATGGAATGAGCAAGATCGCTGAACTGGCATACGACATTGAGCAACTGTACATCGATGGCATGAGTGCCAGAATGATTGCACTGACATTGGATTGCCCCGTGGAGATGGTCTACGGTTGGATTGAAGGCAACAGTGTTGCTGATACGCCACAAGAGGAGGAAGTCTATTCGCCATATTTTGGTTGACAGTTCCTCCAAAAGAGGTTATAATTAATACATGGACAGCGCGGTGCTGTTCGTACACACAGACAAACACAAAGGAAATTTTATGTCTAAATCTTTTACCCATGCTGGCGTTTCTAAACAAGATGGCCAATTCAAAGTTCGTTTTGCCAATGACGCACTGCGTACCAAGGTGCTGATCAAGAACGGTCATACCGATATTGATATCATCGAGCTGAAACACGCTATGACCAAAGAGGACGCTGTTGCTTATCTCATGGAGATCGACTTTGCCACTACCAACGGCAAGACCAATGCTGATGTGTTGGCTGCACTGGCTGCTGAGATCGACAAGCGTAGCGAAGTGCCTGCTAAAGAGGCTAAGGTTGCCAAAGCTGCAAAGGCCAAGCCTACTATGAAGGCTATCGAAGCCAAGGTGGCTGCTAAGAAGGCAGAAGCCAAACCCACTCCTACTAAAGCCCAAGTGATTGCCCAGCTGGCTGACATGGAAGACGCCCCTTACTAAGAATAACCCCTGCAGTGTGCGTAGAGGCAATGTCAATAAGTCCTCTTCGATAACATGTATAACGGGGTATTCAGAGAGAACACTATGAGTAGATTAGATTATATTGGTCGTCCTTGGACGGCATTCGATCCGGAGAACAAGCAACACCGCAAATGGTTTGCAGAGTTCCAAAGGTCCGGTACTTGGGGTCGTTGCCCTGTTCGATTCATTGTTTCGGATCAGCACGGGGATTTGATTACCCTTATCCAGCGTAAACTGATCGGACATTATGTCGATCGTGAATTTGGCAAAATTAGTGCTTGATTTACCAGTCAGTCTTCTCTATAATAGATAATAACTGCACAGCAGTATCTAACAAGGAAGACAAAATGAAAACGATTAATCCAGAAACCAAAGCCGGGAAACTATTCACAGCATTGAAAGCAGGCGAGGCATTGACTCCTGCACAGGCTGCAAAGCGTTTCGGTATCAAGAATGTCACAGCTGAAGTCAGCCG